CATTTGAAGATGTTGAAGTACATATTCCGTATGAAACAGGTATGAATCCTTATAGTGGATTTTTTGACCTAATTGAGAAAAAAGGATTTGTTACTAGAGAAGGTAACCGTTATATGTATACAGATCAAAACGGTGAAGTACATCGTTACTTTCGTAAAGAATGGGCTAAAAACGAAAACGGTATTATGGATTTAGTAATGAAGGAATTCTCGCAACGTGAAAAACAAGTAAATACAGAATTAGCGGAGGCTGAACAAAATGCTTGATACAGTTGCAGCAGTATATGAAGTGCTCAAACGTTATATCAATACTACTGATATGCGTGATGCAGCAGAAGATGTATTGAATGTTCTTGTTGATCATGACTTAAGTTACGATGAAATACGTGACGCTTTTATAGGTGAAAAAGAAATGGTAAGCGCACTAAAAGCTTACCAAGCAGACGAAGATGATTTTGATGATGATGAGGACTTCGCAGAAGACGAAGATGATTGGTATAACGAAGATGACGATTATCAGTAATCATGGGTTGGTTTACAGAAATAACACAGGATATCTCAGTACTACCTGAGTTTATCGAGCATTATCATCATGAACTTAACCAAGCTAAACATGAAGTAAAGATAATTAAAGGCGAACGTGTTGAACGATTGTTGGCGATGCTGCCTGGGGTGACGGAGCATCGTTTTAACCAACTACAAGAAATTGAAGCTATCCTTGATTATATGAATGGGCAACTTCGTAAAACACGTAGCTTAGCTTTTAAAAAATATTTAGAGAATTATCCACGTCAGCTAACATCACGTGATGCTGAACGTTATGCTGATGCTGAGCAAGATGTTATTGACATGGAAACCCTAGTCAATGAAGTTGCATTGATGCGTAATCAATGGTTAGGTATTATGAAAGCACTTGAGTCTAAAAACTTTATGTTGGGGCATATCGTACGTTTGCGTGTTGCAGGAATGGAAGATATTACAATTTAATATAAAAAAACACTTGACAGGTTATCTAAATTCACTTATACTTCCCATATAGTTAGTCAACACCAAGGGGAATACGATGAAAATTGCAGTTTACACTCAATACTTCGAAAACTACGGTACTGTTGAAGCTCCTCGTTGGAAGTCCAAAGGTGGTTCAACCTATCTTATAAACAACCTTAGTGTTAAAGATGTTTTCTTCTTAAAAGACAACCTCGATGTAATTAGTGACAAATTTAACTTTAGCAATGAGTTTGCTGAGGAAATCGTTGCTAACTTTACTATTCACGATGATGACGATATGTCATTCTGTAAAGAGTGGGAATTACCCTATATGAAACAGTTTTCACGTAGCGACTTTGCCACTGCTTGACAGTGGTAGAGTTTTTACCTATAATCACTATATAGTAAATACTTCAAAAGGAAACAAAAATGATGTATGCGAATCGTGAAGCTGAAGAAAACATGATTTTTGTGCGTTCCCGTATTAAGTATTCACACGGTGTATACACGTCACCCAAACAACGTTGGTTTTGGATGGACAAACCAAAAGATCTTATTGAAAAAGAAGATCGTACTACTCCTTATGGACTAGAAGTTAAAGCAGGTGAACGTATCTTATCGATTGATTCTGTTGCTGTATGGGCAGGATATGGTGTACGTAGTAAAGTACCTGTTGTCCATGTCGCAATCCTTGATCGTGTTGGTGTACGTGCTTTCTATAAACTAGGTGGTAAGGGTAACCTACGTGATGGTTGGGCACCTGACCCCAAGAAAACTAAATTAGTGTGGGAGCGTCCTGCAGATGTTGTGGGATTACCTGAAGAAGAACCCAAAGAAGTTAAAAAATCTGTAAAAATGGGTGAAGTTGGTGATACCATCATCGTAGAGGGTACCGTAGTCAAGCATGAAGTGTTGCCAACTGTTTATGGTACTGTTGACAAGTTTATTATTAAAGATGCTAATGACAACCTATACATGTACAAGGGTACAAAGTTTCTAACTGAAAAAGGTGGTTTCGTTAAACTTGAGACTAAAGTAAAAGATCACTTTGAGATGGGTGACGCATCTAATAATTGGATCACCATTCTTGGTGGTAAGGGTAAAAATTCGATGAATGTGTTAATTCAAGAAAGTTTTCAAACATGAGATTATTAATTAAAGATTATAAGTTGACACCTTTAGGTTGGTTTATTGCATTGTTGTTTGGATTGTTTTATGTACCACTATGGATATTATTTCATCCTAAAGAATTTTGGCAAGAATCTTTAAAACCATGGTTTAAAGAATGAATAATCACTTACGTACTATTGCAACTAAAGCTAGTCGTGATATTGATTTAGCATATATGGGTGATGCTTATGCCATCTCACTTACTAAAGCCATTATTAAAGATTTAACTGATGAATTAGGCAAGGTTAAATGGATGGGCGATGATGAAGGATGGGACAAAGCTATACAAGCTGTACAAAAAGAAATTAAATCACGTTATGGGTTGTGATCGATTGTTGATAACTTCATCATAAGTTTTTACAATATCTAATTCTTGTGGGTCATGATTTTTATCATAAGGCACAGGTAATTCTTGCCATTCGTTTTCGCTTACATCACATGTAATTAAAATTTTATATTTGTGTCCATCACTTGTATAAAGTTCGATATTTTCCAAACCTATAACACTATGGCTTGCTTTAATCAGTGCTTCACCTAGTGATTTTAGTGCCAATTTTTCACCAATAATATATGCACGTCCGTTAGGTTCAGAATGATTGTGCATATGTAACCTACCTTTTATATTATTCACGATATAAATCCTTTATTTTAAAACGCTTATGTTTTTTGACGGTAACATACTCCGTATTATTTTTATAACCTAATTGACCAACGCCCCATAATATAGGTTGATCATGAAAACTAATGGCTTTGTCAACAATTACGTCAAGGTATCGATTGTTACCTGTTCCTAATGTAACAAATGTTATATATTCTTTTGGTTTACTTTTGAAAACACGATAGTTAGCTACTAGACCACAGAATTCGATTTCACCTGGTTTGCGGATTTCATTGCAAAAAGGTAAGAATTTTTTACTGTGCCATTTGCCCTCTTTAGATAATTCTGATAGTTCATTGCCTTCGTAAATACTAACCACTGCGTCAGCCAATTTAGCCTCGTGATGATATACCCATCGACTATAACTACCTTGACAATGTTTTAAAGTAGCTTGCCAAAACTTTTGTGGGTTATGTGCTTTTTGATAGGCAATCGCCCATATTAGTCGCCCTAAATTTATGGCATGAGCACGACACAAACCAAAATTACTAAGTTCACGTAGAGCAAAAAATATTTCTTCTTTGTGCTCATGTTCGCCAATCATTTTCATAAATTCAAATATTTTTTCTTCGTCTTTTTTGGCAAATGCTCTGCGCCACATATCAGCATCATATTGGTTACAACCTAACAATTCACTAATTAATATGATGGCATCATCCTCAAAAACTATAGTATTATTAAAATTATCCTTGCTCCAATCTTGAAAAAAACTGGCTTTACGTCTACCTTGTGTAGCAACAGGTCTGATTAAAGCAGTTGCCAATACACAATCTTCACGTTTCTTTGGTTTTATTGCACGTAATAATCGACGCATGGCAGGACTTTCAGCTTGCGTTACACCAAGTACATTACCACTACTCAATAATTCAGATGTTTTTTCATCATACTCAGGATAGTCTAATAAGTTCATATTAGGATCAATCTCGTGCAATTGTGATAATCCACGATTAGCAAGAATATCAATTTTAAAATGTTCTAAATCTTCAATCTCATATTTGTCGAGTAAAATTTGATTTTGAGCATTGATCAAACTTTTAGGTACAGAACGATCAAAGATTAGTATTCCACCACAATGTTTACTAATACATCGTTTTTTACCAAGTAATTTATTTGCCAATCGTTTAGCATCTTCAGCATATTCAGGAACAACTTTTTCTAAATTTAAATCACGTGGTAGTCTACCTTTTGCGCCAAAGCGTTTAGCTGCTTCACGCACTGCGCTTTTTTCTTTATAGGTAACATAATTGCTTACTCTAGCTGATTGACCTTTCCATTTGTTAAATATTCGATTCATAACTGTTTCTTGTTGCCAATGTGGAAAGTCTAAATCAATGTCAGGCAAATCATCACGCTTAGGGTTCATGAAGCGTGATAGTGGTATTTTTTCTTTAATTGGGTCAACGTCACTAATTCCAAGTAACCAACATACTAAACTACTACCTGCGCTACCACGTGTCATGTGTGGTATGTCAACCGTAAGTTTTAATATATCAACCACTCGTAAAAAATGCTTTGCAAAGTTAAGATCAAGTATGAGATTTAATTCTTCTTCAAGTCTTGATTCGTATTCAGGTAGTTGGGGTAATGATCTTGTAAAGTGACTAACTAACGTTTCTAATTGCTTTAATCTTTCTTCCATAATGTGCCTTAGTGTAGTAATAGTATGTTGTAAGCATGGTTATTTATGGATGCCGATGCCGAAGAATAAAATTTGACAAGGTTGTAAGGGTATGGTACAATGCAGTATTGTACAAGGAGAACAAACATGATTTATTTGTTTATCAGTGCATTGACTTTGATGATAGCAGTAAAAGACTTTAATGATATGGACAATAAGCTAGGATGGTTTGGTATTGTAATATCTGCTTGTAACTTTTCAGCTTTTTTATTTGAATATTTCTAAATATACCTATGAGTAATTTTATTTGGTTTATACTAGGTGCTCTATTATGTTTCTTACTTGGAGCTATCATAGGATTTTGGGTAGAGGAATTAACTTATTCGCCACTTACACGTGGTTTTTATGAATGTAAAGGATGTTGGTAATGAAATTGTTTGATACGTATGAAAATATTGATAGTATGAAACCTTGTATGAAGCGACCTATTGTTGTACATGCGGTACAAGTTCATGAAGAATTTAGAGTAAATAGTTTAGAAGGTGACTATGCACAAGGTAAAGCAGGTGATTACTTAATGCGTGGTATAAACGGTGAACTGTATATTTGTGACCGTGAAATTTTTGAGAAAACATACGATTTTGTAAATGTCTGATAAATTAGTTGAATTAATTAAACGTGCAGGATTTAGTAAAACTTACGAACAAGTTCGACTTGAACGTTTGATATGGCTAACTGCACTAGAAATTAGTCCACTATTAACTGAAGAAGATTGGACAAAAGTAAAAGAATTGTTGCAGTTACCTGATGATGTACAGCAACGTAAAAACTTTAATTACTTAACAAAATTTAAACAAGAAGATCCTGAAGGATATATGAAATAGTTGTAAAAATACAACTTGACAGTATATCCAATTTTTACTATAATTTCTCTATAGTCAGATATAGGAGATAGACATGCCACTCGTTCAATACATGGATCACACTCACCCTGATGCATTCGTAGATTTTGAAAAGCTTGAACCAATGGTTAATACAGGTTATACCAAACCATGTCCTGTTTGCCAATGTTACGGTGGTTGGAATCTTAAACTCAACGCATACCCTTTACACAATTATCCCAATACTGCAGAAAATCGTCATCGTTATTCGCACTTTCGCAGTAACTGCTCACATTGTAACGGGTATGGTTATACGTTACCTACTGAAACTTGCAGTGGTCATGAGTGGGAGCGCAAGCAAAACCTAGGTCGTTGCTACAATTTATATGTGTGTATAAAATGCAACAAGCACATGGAAGTTGATTCTAGTGATTAAATAGTACATGGAACATAATTTTTACAAACTTAAACAACGTTTACAAGAACAAGGATGGTATGTTGCATGGGCACATCCTTGTTGCCAAACTTGTGCATGGCAAGAAGTACCATATGAACATCCTGATGGGCCTAATGAAGGTAAGGAATTAGATTGGAATAAATTACTATTCAATCATGAACAAGATTGCAACATGGAATGTGAGTATGACGAAGAAAATGATGAATACATCTTACCTGATGGCATGACAAAAGATGATTACTGCACATTTCCAACACACAAACCTGAACAAACATCAGGCTCATTATTTTGTTTCAATGGTGATGAACAAGGTGTAAAAAACTTAATCGAAGTATTACCAATCATTGAAGAAAGCGGATGCACTTGGAGTTGGAACAAAACAGGTAATGCAAGAATTTACATAGGGTGGTAGTTGTATAATTACAACGTATTGACAATATATCTCAATTAATGTACAATAGTTTTTGTGGTGATTAATTCTTAACGGAGATTGAAATGAGTAAAGCCCTAGTAAACAAACTTGCCAAGATTCGTGCTGAAATTGCTCTCTTGAAGGTAGCAGAAAAGAAGGTTGAAACTGCGTTGATTACTGCTGCCAATTTCGATAGCATGACTTTTTTCGGTACTGCTACGGTTGCCACGGTAGTTCCCCAACACGAACGTGCTAGTGTTAAATATGAAGCTATGGTGCGTGATGTACTTGGTGATGCCAAAGTAGAATCGCTTGCTGAAGCATATACCAAAATCAGCAAAGTTAGTGCTGCTGTGAAATTGTCAACCTTAGTAAAATAATTCTTGACTACAGATATATTTTTAGATATACTTGTATCTGTAGTAACTAATAAACAAAAGGAACAGACGATGAGCATTTTCAAGAAGATCAAAGAGTTTTTCAATGAACCAGATCAAATGGAGTTGATTGAAGAGCGATTCTACAAGAAGTTGGAAGACATGAATGCTCACCCTGAAAAGTACCAACACATTCTGAACAAGAACTCTGCCCAATCTAAGATTCCTCCAGTGTCTCTGTTTTAACCCTACAGGTTGACAGGTCTTTGAAGTGGTTGTATAATATGGGTATAGTAAACAACAAGGAGCAAGAGATGAACGAACGAATTAAAGAACTTGCTAAACAAGCTCAGGATTGGGCAGATGCTCATGCACCTTATGCCAGTGAAGAACACGAATACTTTGCTGAAAAGTTTGCCCTGTTGATTGTGAGAGAATGTGCTACTGCAATTACCAATGACGATTTGGCAAAAGATTGTGGCACTTTTTTGATGGACTCATATGCAAAAGGGATGCGCTATTCAGCGCATCTTATTAAAGAACATTTTGGAGTTGGAGAATGACGGACGGTGACCGAGCCGGTTGGTGGGCCGTTGTATATCTACTTATGGTGGGTGTGGCCGCTTATTTCACTATGTTTATGGTGATTTTTAGTTTTATTAAACAATATTTAGGAGATTAAACGATGAACGGATATGTATGGAAAATAACAGTAGGCAACACTTATGTAGGAGTGGCTAATACAGAGGACAGATTTAAGTTGCTAGAACAAGCAGTAGACAATGGAATTATTCCGGCTGACTATAACATAACCGATGTGAAAATGGAGATAATAAAAAATGAACGAACAGATTAAAGCACTCGCTCAACAGGCTGGTGAGAGCATTCCAGAATTCCATTTTGGAGATTGGAACATCCCAAACGAGTTCATTCAAAAGTTCGCCCAATTGATTGTTCAAGAATGTGCTACTGCGATCACCAACGACAATTTTGCAAAAGATTGTAGCACTTTTTTTTTCATGGACTCATATGCAAAGGGGATGCGCTATTCGGCGCATCTTATTAAAGAACATTTCGGAGTTGAATAACCCTACAGGTTGACAGGTCTTTGGTTTAGTGTTATTATACACTTACAGTAAACAAAAAGGAGCAAGAGATGAATGAGATGAAAGGTCCAATGATTCAAGGTCCCCTGTTCGAAGTCACTGTAACAGAGTATGAGCGTGGTTGGGGACAGCGGCTCTGCCCAGATGAGACAAGAATCTTCACCAACCGTCAAGATGCTGAGGCCTATGCTCGGACACGGAACTCAGGTACGGCAGAGATCTATTGGCGAGCAGACATCAGGCAGTTTGGTTGATAAGGAGCAAGCAATGAACGAACGAATTAGACAACTTGCTGAACAAGCGGGTATTCCTGCCATCGACGGTGTATGGGACTACAATGACAGAAATCTTTTAGTAAAAGATGGCGGTGAATGGCGGACGGCTGTGCCATCTGAAATCATCGGCACCATGATCAACTCTGAAAAAGGACTCGAAAAGTTCGCAGAGTTGATTATTCGGGAATGTATGGAACAGTTGAATATTTCCAATGTGCCCACTTCGATCTCCGCAGGATTGAATCTTGGTAGAGTAGCGATTAAAGAACATTTCGGAGTTGAAGAATGAGAAAATTCACTGAAGTATTGGAAGAGTATTTGGACGAGCGAGAACGCCAAAACGGTGATTACTACGACAATCGTTACATTGGCTCTAAATTGGAAGGCCGATATCGCATGAATGACTTGGCAAAAGAATTGGACGAAATGGTTCAAGGAGTTGAAGAATGAACGAACGAATTCGAGAACTTGCCGAACAGGCTGAATGGCGTTTTGCTGACAAAGCAACAGGTGAATTTTCTGAATATGATAATCGATTGGAAAAGTTTGCCGAGTTGATTGTTAAGCAATGCATTGAAATTAGTCAAGTGGGTTCAATTACAGAAAGTAAACTTAAAAAACATTTTGGAGTTGAATAACCCTACAGGTTGACAGGTCTTTGTTTCGGTGCTATACTATGTTCTGTAGTGATTGATAAGGAACTTGAGATGAAATTTGTTAAATGCTATGCTTGTGATGGTCGCCATGATATAAACTTCATCAAAATTCTTGAAACCAAAGAAATTAAATATAGTGGTACCTCAGTTAAATTTAAATGCCCTGATGACAACAGTGAGCAAATAAACAACTCATTTGTCTTTGAAGTTAAAGAACCAAAAACTGCTTGACAATATATCCTAATTTTGCTATACTTGTTTCTGTTAGATAACTAGTGAGGAATATATGAACGACACACAAATTCATGATGTAATTAACAGTGCTTTCCAAGCTGCTCGCACTGCCACTAAGGAATATCTTGCAACACATGGTGATGTGGATGCTTGTGGTTTTTCATGGGTAAGTATTCGCCCTGCTACAAAAAAAGTAGCAAAAATTCTTAAGAATTCTTACGGTGCTGACACCTCATTTGGAGGTGGGTTGAAATTGTGGAACCCAAGTTATTCCCCTGTGCAATCAATTTCTGCAAAGGAAGAAGGTGCGTACGCATTTGTTAATGTAATGCGTGAAGCGTTCCCTGATGTTACGTTTACTGTTGGTAGTCGGATGGATTAAAGGAGATGACAATGTATACTGAATTAACCGTACAATATACTCGCCATGGTGGTGCTTATGATCGTGGTAACGCAGATGCATACTATGGTCGTGTATTTGACCCACATTACTTCATTGGTGCAACATATAGTACTCAACGTGTAGTTGCCCTACAAGGTACACCTGAGTATGATGCATACAAACTTGGTTTTGAGGAGTGCACAGATTTTAAAGATTGGGGTGGAGATGAATAGAATATTTGTTTTTAAAGAACTTTATGATAGAGCATACAAAGCAAACCGCAAACAGCGTATGTATGCGATTCCTGAAAATAGTATTGAACTTATTGAGACAGTCAATGGTAGCCAAAATTGCTACTTGGTGGTTAACGGTAAGGAAGTTGATGGTACTTTTGATGGATTAATTGCAAAACTTGGTGAACGGATAAATGTGTAATGAACAAACGTTTACTTAAAATAGCCACTGAACATAATATTTTACCTCATGATTATATCGTAGGATCAGATCTACCATTAGAAAATACAATTGAAAAAATTGGATTGGCAGTGGCAAATGATTGCATGCTTAATGCTTGGTGGACTGAAGGATACAAAGATCCTGAAAAAACCATATCTAACAAAATTAAACAATTATACAATTTATGAGCGAAGAAATGATAGAAAAGATAACACTTAATTATACTGACTTACAAAAATTGATGGACACTCTTAAAGAGTTTGAAGTCAACCATTTTACTATTATCAAAACAGGTGGTATTGGTATTGGGTATGAAGTAGACTTAGAATTTCATCAACAATGTAAAGGTAAAATGGCAACAATTCGTATCCCAATTACAACAACTGATGATTGGTAAAAACTGCTTGACAGTATATCCACATTGTGGCATAATTATTTCTGTAGTGATTGATAACCAACTAGGAGATGCCAAATGGCTTACGTTTCCCAAGAAAAGAAGCAAAACCTCGCAGTTGCCATTAAACAAGTTCTAAAGAAATACGGTGTAAAAGCCACGTTAGGTGTGCATCATCACAGTACGTTAGTTCTTAATATTAAGTCTAGCAAGATTGACTTTCTAGGTAACTTTAATGAAACATGCAAGCAAAGTCTTAAAGCTGACCGTGATTACCTTGAAGTAAATCCCTATTGGTTCCAAGACCACTTTAGCGGTGTTGCAAAAGAATTTCTTAGTGAAGTAACACAAGCGATGTATGGTCCCGACTACTACGATGAAAGCGATGCCCAAATTGATTACTTCAATTGCTCGCACTATATTCGGGTAAATATCGGTAAGTGGAATAAACCCTATGTTCTAGAGCAGTAAATACAAATTTTAACCAACATGGGGCGTAATGCCCCTATAATTTTATGAGGATAATATGGAAGAAAATACAACGTCAAATCAATTACCACCTTTTGTTAGCAGATTTATTCGTGATGAAGAAGGCAAGTTAAATATTGATCCTGAGTGCAAAATACTAGCTGAAAAACATTATTGGAAAGATCGACCTGCTTATAGCAAGGATGATCGCAGAGTGATGATTGGGCATTATGATGAAAATGGTAATTTAATCCCATTTAAAAATACACGATAATCATGGCAGGATATAATTTAATCCAAGAAATACGTAGGCTTGAAGAAGATTGTGATCGTCTTGGTCTAATGATGTGTCACGCAAAGCATTTTTATAATGAATTTGGTGATGTAGTTGCAGTAAAACCAAAAGATGATGAAGCATTACCTTTGTATTCACGTGATGCTGAAGTGTTTATTGGAACTATAAAAGATTTACAAATGTGGTTACGAGGTATAGAATGGGCACGTGGTTATGATGGTATGATATTTGGCAAAAACCATGATAAAAACCGCACAGTTAAAGAAGAAAAGTATCGTGCAGGACAAACATTTAAACGATTATTGGAAGGAAAAGAAAGTGATAAACCTTGAAGATTATATGAAAGCAATTAATTACAGGATATCTGAAGGCACAGAATACCTTTGGAAATGCTTTGGTGACAACCCATTTACCCTATCATATTGGGATAATGATCATGATGGAGTAAGTACTGATATTACTTTTGACACACAAACACAAGAGGTATATTACGCCACTGTACATGATTACGCAAAAAAACGGTCATATCGTTTGATCAATCCTGATTACGTTGAAGCATATCGTCAAGAATGTAAAGATAAAAATGTAGTTGAGAATAATGCTTATGATGAAGTTAATTATGTTACGTTAGAAACTGATGAGGACTTTATTGAAAAACTTACTGCTATTGTAAATAAACAACCATACAATACCAAAGTGCAAGTACCACTTGAATTAGATAAAGAGGAAATGTATAATCTAATGAGTTTAGCCCATGAGCGTGACATAACGCTAAACCAACTAGTGGAAAGCATGTTATGGGAAGCTATCAACAAACACGAAACTAAGGTGTAATTATGCTTGAATCATGGATCTATAAGCTTAACGAAAGTAATAGTCGCTTACATAAAGAATCAGTTATACAAGAAGTTTTAAATTTAGCTACGCTAGGTGATGAAAATTGTAAACACTTTCTTAAATTAGTAAGCTTAACTTATGATCCATTTACTACTTTTGGTGTAAAAGCTGTAGAACCAACTGTTGGTATTGTCAATGCAGAAAACCCTTGGCATGACTTTAGCTCACTGTTAGTAGAATTAGCTCTACGTAGTTTAACAGGTAATGCTGCTCATGATGCAATTGAAGCTATGAGCGTACGATTCAATAGCCCAACATGGAATGATTTCTGTATCAATGTGATTGGAAAAGACTTACGTTGCGGTATATCTGATAAAACTATTAACAAGATTTGTAAAAATACAGAATACGAAATACCAATTTTTTCTTGCCAACTTGCCACTGATAGCGAAGGTCGCCCTGAAATGGTGGGTGTTAAACGTCTTGAACCTAAACTAGATGGTGTACGAGTACTTATGGTTGTTATACCACCCTCTGACTATGATGAAAAAATTATAGTTACATGCTATAGTCGTAATGGTAAAGTATTCAATAATTTTACGCACATTGAAGAACAAGTAAAAAATAATTTTGTCCGTATGATTCGTCTAGCAGGATCAAGTAATTTAAATACAGGATTTGTGCTTGATGGTGAAGTAATGGGCGAATCATTTCAAGACTTAATGCGACAGGCACGTAGAAAAGACAATGCTGATGCTAGCGATAGTGTATTTCATGTGTTTGATATTCTTCCGCTAGCAGATTTTAGGCGTGGTTATTGGAACGCACAATTAAGCAAACGAATCAAAATTTTAGAAGATATGCGTCCTGCCCTAGAAAATATGCCACATGTCAAATTATTGCCACATATTGTCGTAGATTTAGACATTGCTGAGGGTAGGGATCAACTAGAGCGTTATGCCAATGATTGTGTTGCACAAGGGTTTGAGGGCATTATGATTAAAAGTGTTGATGCCCCATATGAGTGCAAACGTAATAAATTTTGGTTAAAATGGAAACCAACCATTTCAGTAGATTTAGAAATTGTTGGGGTAGAAGCAGGTACAGGACGTAATAAAAATCGATTAGGCGCATTAATTTGCGAAGGTGAGGATCATGGAAAGCACATTATGGTTAACGTTGGTAGTGGGTTTAGTGATGTTGATCGTGATGATTATTGGATAAACCGTAATATGATTGTTGGTCGCACTGTAGAAATTCTTGCTGACGCTGTAACGCAAAATCAGGATGGAACACATTCATTGAGATTTCCAAGGTTTCTACGATTTAGGGATGACAAATGATTGTCAATATTTTTAATGTTGATGAACCATGGGTGTTTAATTGGTTTACTTCATTATGTCAAGCACACGAATATAAGTTTATTGTTAAATTAACTATAAAAGATTCATTGGCTATTAAAGTAAGTGATCGTTTAAATGAGTTATCCAAAATTACTAATTACAACTTTTATTTAAGTGATGAAAGTGATATTATGGTAGACATACCTGACGAGGAAATTACGTACATTAAATTGAAATATTCATAAAGGAAAAATATGGTTACTTTAGTTAAACATGAATGGCATAGTGTTGATAGTCAATTTGCCGTTGAGCTTGATATTGATTTGCTTAAAGAAATTTACCCTGATAAAGATGAGGATGAACTTCAATCTATTTTAGAAGCAGTAGAAGATGGTAGCTATGATATTGACGAGCTTATTGAACATGCTTGGGATAATGACGTTGAAATTATGTGGGAACGTCAGTATGATGATTGGTATAGTGACCGAAAAGGTGGGTATGAAGTAACTTATGAACTAGGTGATGAGAATAGTTGGCACAGTGACCCTGAACCTCCCGCCCCTACTCACAAGTGTACTAAATGTCGTTGGAAGGGATCTAAGTGGGAAACTAAAACTGAGTTTGTTAATGAAGATGGATCTATTTATACTGATGATGAATTAGAATTTCATCATACTAAAGAAGTGTGCCCAATGTGCGATAGCGATGTTGAATTTACGCCTGAAGGTCTTGAGCAAGAAGCCAAAATGCAAAAACTGTACCAAGAACTTGATGAAATTGAAGTTGATGAGTCTGAAGATACAGATATCACTAATTTAGAAAATGAACTAGATGCGTTAAGAAAAGCTGTAGATGATGATGACGAAGGTGAATCTTATCAGCGTATTCATCCTGCAGGGGAATATATTATACGTATTTTTGCTCGCACTACTGAGCTTGGTATTGGTAAGATTACCAAAGAACAATATGAACATTGGAGTAAAGATGAACATTACTACGATATAGGTCCTGCAATTAATGAAGAGTATGATTTTGATGAAAATGAAACACCTGAAGCTGCACGTTTTACAAGTAGTGGATATTATGAATTTAATGACGTAGCAGATTTTTACGGCATGGAAGAAGATGCTGATGTTGAAATTATTAACAGCGATGGTGAAACAATTTTTGAGGGAGAATTCTCAGAAATTTTTGAAATTGGGCATAATAACGAAGATTCCCAATACGAATGTAGTACTGAAGTAGATGAAATTTATCCACTTACTTTTGGTAAAGGATACTACTTAATGTACAAGCAAGGTGGTAAAGGTGGTTCATACCAACATACATTAACTGTAACTGATGAATTAGATTTTGCTAAATTTAGAATTGATACAGTTGATGTTGATGGAACTACACATATAAAAACAATTTACTATGACAACGTTGCACTTGAAGATGAAGGTATCGATGAAGAATATAACAATTGGAGAGGGCAGTGGGCTGATTACTCAGTTCATAAAATAAAATAATTGCACTTGACTTTAGTAGGGGGTTATAGTATAATCCCCTTATTCTTAAGGAGAAATCATGGGATCGTTTAATCGTAAAATAGTTGAATCTTTAGATGTTCTCAACAAAATTTTAGCTTTAATTTTTGTTACCATGTCAGGTATCACCTTTTTTGGCGAAGTATTTGAAAACTTTTTACCCGCACTAATGTCAGCATTAGGTATTCTTGTCGTAGGTATCGTTACTTGTGGCTATACAGCAATACTTATTAATGTAAATCAAAACATTGAAGCAATGCGTGACAAAATTAACCCCGCACCAAAGGAATAAAAAATGCGTAATATATTCGGTTATATAGTTTGGCAACTTAATCAATGGGAAAAAGAGACATGGTTTATGTTTGGTTGTGTTTTAATTTCTATAATTTTTACAGTTTTTGAACAACCTTTAATTGGCATGAGTTTCTTACTTTTGATTCCTATTTTTGGTGCATTTAGTTTGTTGAAAGAAAATCTACAAAAAAGTTATAAAAAATATCAGCGTATTAAAGAAGCATCTGAGGATAGTCCACTATGATAGAAACATTTTACAAAAAAGTTGGACGTAAGTATGTCCCTGTGTCCATGTATGACCCAAGTTTTGATAGTTCTTTTAGTAATGGTTGTACGTTAGTCGTTGTAACGCCAAACTACTCTATCCGCAAATACAACATAGACCCCGAATTTGCTCCATTAATTGCTGCAGCAACCTTTGCACGTGATGCAATAAGTAAATCACTGCGTGATAGTTTAGATGCCCGTCCTTCTCAAACACCTATAACACAGCAACAACGTGAAGCTTGGATTAAACTTTCTGAAGCTTTTGGGGAAGAATGTCATCCATTACAATATCCAAGCATATATGAGGCTGTTGAGTGTGGATTAAATGCGTTAGTAAATGAGGCAGCAAACACACTGAAAAACCCCACGGTAAAAACAGCATATGATAATTTTATGATGATTTATCAACTGACAAAATAATGACATTTCTCTATCGTACTATCTTCTTATGTATTTTTTTAGTCCTGATAAGAAATGGGGCATTGTTTTTAGATAAAAATTTTGCAGATCAATCTATTTTACCTCCTCCTGAACTTAGATACTACCATGTAAACCATTCGGCACTTTGTGCCGATGGTGTAACTATGTATGGTAAATGCAGTCAAAAAAGCGATAAATAATATTCTATGCTCAGAGATTTTTTTACTTTTAGTCGTTGGACATTATTTGTTGCTTTAGCTATAAGTATTATAGCTGCCTACTATAGTATTATTGGATTGACAGCAATTTTTGCAGGTGCTTTTGTTTCTATAGTAATAATGGGCACTGTATTAGAAGTTGCAAAAGTTACCACTACGGTATGGCTGCACAAGTTTTGGCAACGTTCAGGTTGGACTATAAAACTATATCTAACCACAGCGGTTATTACCCTTGCTTTTTTAACAAGTATGGGTATATTTGGCTTTTTATCAAAAGCACATATTGATCAAGGTGTTCCAACAAGTGATGTAGCATCACAAGTTTCGTTGCTTGATGAAAAAATTAAGACTGAACGTGATAATATTGAAACTGCTAGAAAAGCTTTGCAGCAGATGGACAATCAAGTTGATCAGTTATTATCACGTGGTACAACTGAACAAAATGCAGAACGAGCAGTAGTAATACGTAGACAACAAGCTAAAGAACGTTCTAATTTGCAAAATGATATAGCACGTTCACAAGAAACAATTAGAAAATTAAACGAAGAACGTGCGCCAATTGCTAGTCAATTACGTAAGGTTGAAGCAGAAGTTGGTCCTATCAAATATATAGCAGCATTAATTTATGGTGATAATCCTGATGCAACATTGCTTGAACGAGCTGTACGTTGGGTAACTATTGTGATTGTTGCTGTCTTTGATCCACTTGCTATAATCTTAATTTTAGCTGCAAATAATTCTTTAGCTTGGGAGCGTGAAGATCGTAATAAAAAACGTAAAGAAGATGAACAACAATATGAACAAGATGATGGTTCACTTACTGACGATCAAATTGAGCAAATCAAGGAAACCGTAAAAACTGAAGAACCTATCGTAGAAAACCGAGTTGAACAGGTATATTTAACAAAACGATGGGTGGATAAGGTGCCTGGGGTGTCGGTGCCGCATCAAGTTTATACGCCACCACCAAAAGATGAAGAAATCGTAACACCTGAGCTTACTATCGATAGTATTTCACTTACAGCAGATACGATGCTTGATCCTATTGAAGCAGATACTAAATTTAAACCTGTTCATCTTACTAATAATGAAGAAATAATAACAGACAATGTAACTAAGTTAAAACCATTGTTTAAATCTACGGAAGAATATGTTAATTTTGATGGTAAAAGTATGAGTATGTCAGCATTAAAAGGTATACGTCCTGACCTAATTCATCCTGCTGATAAACCATGGCCTAACGAAATTAACTTTGGTGCAACGTTTCCTGAAGAAGCGTTAAGTGGTGATACATATATTAGGATTGATAAATTACCTCACGTAATTTATAAGTTTAATGGTTCAAAGTGGATTGTTGTTAATAAGCAACAGAATACTACTTATTTGGCTCATGATGGTTATCTTGATTATCTTATCGAGTGTATTAAAAATGGAAGCATTGATATTGATACATTGACTGAGGTAGAAAAAGAAGAAATCGAGCGCAAACTCAGTGCTTGACAAGTTCAATCTTTTACGATAAGATCACATCATTAACAATTAATTTGTGAGGTTACAATGAAAAAAACACTCTTGGCAGTGGCACTTACTTCAACTGTATTGGGTGGCTGCGGCACTACTAATAAACTCTTTAGTGATGCAGGAATAAAAAGTGGCGATCAAACTGCTATTAGCGAACAACGTGTTACACAAGACTTTAAGCGTAGAGGAGTAAAACTTGAATATAGTTTGTTCTTGCGTGAACTTAAAGCCATTGAAGTAACAGGATATGCGCCTGTATGGGGAAATAGTCCCAATGCAACCGAAAGTGCATATAAGGTTGCCGAATTAGATGCAAAGAAAAAACTTGTAGACTTTATCTATCGTGAAACTGTAGCAAGTGAAACTAGCGTTAATATGATTAGTAAATCACTTGAACGTGCACGTGATCAAAAAACAAACCGTATAGCAAGTAATTATGATAACCAAAGCGTATCTGTAAGTGATATTGATGTTGAAGGTAAAGCCACACAAGCTGTAGGTAGCCCCCAAAATGTAAATGTTGCAACACGTAATGATGCAGTAGAAATTGCTACTACCATGAATCAAATTATTAGAAACAATAACAAAGGTATCTTAGGTGGGTTACGATTAGTTGATAATGCTGTATTAGATGGTGGTAAAGTAGTGAGCGTAGTATATCGTTGGGACTCAAAACATACTAGTGATATTCAATCAGTTCGTCGCCAAATGAGTCGTTGATATGAAGAAGTTGCTTGCTTCAACGCTAATTGCTGTGCCATTAATTGCACATGCTGATGTATGGACTGTGATTAGCGTAACTAAATTTTTAGTTGAACATTTTAATAATCAACCACCAACTCAACGTGTTCGTGTACAAGTTGAATCAAACACTGCTGTAAACGCACAACAGGCAGCATGGCGTGAAGCATGTAATCAAACATGGGGAAGTAGCTTAATCTCAGATTTAAGCACAACTAACACAAGGCTTTTAACTGATCGTGTTGCTTCAAGCTCAAGTTGCTATATTAAAAATTATACAGTAGTTGATTCTCATGTTTATGTAAACCATATAGGCGAAAAGAAATACCGTGTTCAAATGGACGTAACAACATCACCTAATAACGTTGATGGTAGAATTTTGGGTAATTCTACTGATACTAAACAATTACAAGGTGATCAACATCAAGCTGCTATAAAATCTTTGGTTGATAGCAGAAAGTCACAAGATAATTTAATTAAATCTTATTTAAATTTTTACCCTGAAGGCGCATGGGATGTTGAAGTCAATAAAGTACAAAGTGGCGTAATCAATACGCAACCTTATTTAAGAATTTCTTATGAGTATAAGCTTAGTTACAAATTTATGCATGGGTTGTGGCAAGTTGTTGACCGTATGAAAGTTCCGACAAATAGCGTTAGCGTATTGGATAGACGTTGCTATAGTGAGGGTAGTCGTATTGATACAAATTGTATACAGCACTATAGTCGTAATGATAATGGTGTGCGTAGCGTAAAATTAACGATGCGTGAATCAGGACAATTGTTTGGTGAATCTGATACCGTTACATTAACACATGGTAATTATGAAACTTTAGTTCAGGAGATTGCACGTTTAAGACATACAGTTATTCAATTTAATTTTAAAGATGCTAGTGGTAATGTATTATTAAGGACGTGTGATCGTAACGTTACTATGAACAATATTATGTTGCAGGGTAGTGGTACAGGTTTGATTCAAGGTGATCGATATACTAAAAATACTTTACAAATTAATTTAACAGAAATTGATTTGGAAAATTTAAAGAATTATCAATCCTTAGAAGCTAAAGTAGCAAGCACTTGTTATTAGGGATAAGTATCAATATGGGTGACGTTTATCATTTTCAAGAATGTAGTTTTTGTGGCAAACACAAAAATGTGGTTAAAAAACTTATTGTAGGTGAGAGTACTGCTATATGCAGTGATTGTGTTGAACTATGCAATGATTTGCTTAAAGACGAAGAACCTGATGGTGATGATGCACCAAAAAAGATAAGTTTTTATGCTGATGATATTAAAAATTTTCTTGATCAATATATCATTGGTCAAGATTATGCTAAGAAAATTATCAGTGTGGCAGTATCAAATCATTACAAGCGGATTACTTCGGAAACAAAAGAATTAGAAATTCAAAAAGCTAACGTGTTGATACTTGGTCCGAGTGGCGGAGGTAAAACGTTATTAGCCAAAACTGTTGCAAAATATTTAGACGTGCCATTTGTTATTGCAGATGCTACCTCATTAACTGAGGCAGGATATGTTGGTGATGATGTAGAAAGTATGATACAACGGTTAGTAGCTGATGCTGACAATGACATTGAACGTGCTCAACGTGGCATTGTATTCATTGATGAGATTGACAAAATTGCAAGAAAAAGTGAAAGTGCTAGTATTACACGTGATGTAAGCGGCGAAGGTGTGCAGCAAGCATTGTTAAAAATTGTAGAAGGCACAGTATGTCGTATTGCACAACAGGGTAAACGCAAACATCCAAGTAATGAAATGTTAGAAGTTGATACAAAAAATATTTTATTCATTGGTGGTGGTGCGTTTGTTGGATTAACGGATATTATTTCACGTAGGATGCATGGTAATAGTATTGGTTTTAGTGCACAAGTTGGACAGGCTGAATCTACAAGTGACGTGTTGGCTAAAGTAAGTCCTGATGATTTGACTAAGTTTGGGATGATTCCTGAATTAATTGGTCGTTTTACTAGTCGTGTGTCTATCACGGAACTTAATAAAGAGCAACTTGTAAATATTTTGACTAATGTAAAAAATAATTTTATTGAGCAATATCAATATTTGCTAAGTTTAGATGAAATCGAATTAACTTTTACAAAAGAAGCTATTGAACAAATTGCTGATAATTGTCTAACATTAAAGACAGGTGCACGTGGTTTGCAATCTGAGGTAGAAAGAGTATTAATGAATGTTATGTTTCATGCTAAACAGCTTAAAGGTAAGCAAATTGAAATAGATAAAAAGCATGTAGAAAATCCTGATTTACTAAATACATATTGGGAATCTTACCTAGGACAATCATTAAGAAAAGGAAAAAAATGAAAGTAGTTATTAAAGAAGGGCAATCTTTTGAAAGCGGTATAAGAAAGTTTAAGAAAAAAATTCTTGAAAGTGGTATCATGCAAGAATTGCGTGATCGTCAAGAATATACTAAACCTAGCATTGCTAGAAAAATTGCAAGAGGTAAAGCAGTAAGTCGTTGGAAAAAATATTTACGTACACAGGAATTGCCAACTAAGTTATATTAAATATTAATGAGGTTAATATGATTAATACATTGTTTCAATGGCAGGAAGTAGAAGTAACACCTGAGGAAGAAGAAGCATGGCAAAACTTTTTAACCAAATATCATGAAAATCCACCACGACAAGAAAATCTAGAAACTACAATTCCAAGGGAGAAAAAAGATGGCATACAGTGAACAGGTAATAGATCATTATGAAAATCCAAGAAACGTGGGTAGTTTTGATAAGTCCGATAGCGATATTGGTACAGGTATGGTTGGTGCACCTGCTTGTGGTGATGTTATGAAATTACAAATAAAGGTAAAAGATGGAATCATTCAAGATGCAAAATTTAAGACGTATGGATGTGGCTCAGCGATTGCAAGTAGTTCGTTGGTTACGGAGTGGGTTAAAGGCAAAACTTTGGACGAAGCGTCGATTATCAAAAATACTCAAATCGCACAGGAACTTGCACTCCCACCCGTTAAGATCCACTGTTCGATACTTGCTGAAGACGCAATTAAAGCAGCAATAAACGATTATAAAAATAAACACGCTATACAATGATTGTATTTTTTGTTGTCAACTTTATCATTGGCGTGATTTTTATATTAAGTTCACGGTGGACAGTTGATCCTCAAGTAAAAATGAGTATGCCACCACAAGATATTGAACAAATTAATCTTGAGCTTGATAGACGGGAAGAAGTAGGGGTACTATTTCTTTTGATATCAGCATTTTTTCTTATATTATTAATTTTATAGAGGTATTCAATGAGAATTGAAGATGAAATCAAGCTTGATTTCAAGGATGTACTAATTCGTCCAAAGCGTAGTACACTATCAAGTCGTAAAGAAGTTGATTTAGTAAAGTTTTATAAATTTAAACATAGTAGATATGAATACGAAGGTATTCCTATTATGGCAGCTAATATGGACGGTGTGGGCACAATGTCAATGGCATTAGCATTGGGTAAGCATAGACTATTTACATGTCTAATTAAGAGCTATAATAAAGATATAGAAAACTTCACAGAATTTAAAGTAAGCAGGGACCACTATGCAGTTAGTACGGGCACTAGTGATGAAGATTTTCGTAATTTAAATACTATTTTAACGGGTTTAGGTGCTCAATTTATCTGTATTGATGTAGCCAATGGATATAGTGAACATTTTGGTGACTTTGTTGAAAGCGTAAGAAATCGTTGGCCTGATAAAACAATTATTGCAGGTAATGTAGTTACAGCAGATATGACACAGGAGTTAATATTACGTGGGGCAGATATTGTTAAAGTTGGGATTGGGCCTGGCAGTGTGTGTACTACTCGTGTACAAACAGGTGTGGGTTATCCTCAACTTAGTGCAATCATCGAATGTGCCGATGCTGCTCATGGTCTTGGTGGGCATATTATTGCTGATGGAGGGTGTATTTGTCCTGGGGATGTTGCTAAAGCTTTTGGTGCAGGAGCAGATTTTGTAATGCTTGGTGGCATGTTTGCGGGACACGATGAAGGTGGTGGTACTATAGAAAACGGAAAAGTTACGTTTTATGGCATGAGTAGTGAAACTGCTATGGAAAAACACCATGGTGGTGTAGCAGATTATCGTAGTAGTGAAGGACGTACGGTAGAAATTCCCTATAAAGGTAAAGTTTCACAAACTGTACTTGATATATTAGGTGGACTACGTAGCACTTGTACCTACGTTGGTGCGTCAAATTTAAAACAACTTCCTAAATGCACTACATTTATTAAAGTCAACCGTCAAATTAATGATGTGTTTATCCAAAAATAATCGTATATTTTACGAATTTTGATAAAATATATACTGAGGTAGATGCCAAATGGGTCTACTTTTAAAAAGTCATCTTGCTTAATAAAGGAGAAAAAACATGACAAACACATTGACATTACGTTCATTTGATATTCCCACAATTACAAAATTTGGTATTGGTTTTGACCGCATGTTTGATGAGCTATCACGCTTTAATGACATGTCGCAACAAACTAATTATCCCCCATATAATGTAATTGAAGTTACTGAGGACAAGTACATTGTAGAGTTAGCAGTAGCGGGATTTAAAGAGGGAGAAATTGACATTACTGTAAACAATCGTAATTTGATTGTTAAGGGTCAACGTCAAACAACCACTATTGAAGGTGAAGAAACTAAATTTATTCATCATGGTATTAGTGCTCGCTCTTTTACACGTAGTTGGCCTATTGCTGAGTACGTGGAAGTAACAAGTGCAACGCAAGAAAATGGTATCCTATCAGTTACGCTAGAGCGTAAAATTCCTGAAGAAAAGAAGCCAAAAACTATTGCAATCACTTATGTAAAGTGATAAAATCATAAATACTAGAGTCAGCGTAGTCACTTTAGCTACGCTGTTCTCTAGCTTATTAGAGGATACTATATGTCTAAAACTGATGTGAAAACTAGAATTAAACCTAATTTGAAATTGCATGAACCAAATTTGTTTAAAATCATCTATATTAACGATGATGTTACTACTATTGAATTTGTTATTGAGTCACTTATGGAATACTTTCAGTATACTTCCGAAAATGCCTTAGAATTGACTAAAAATATACATAATGAAGGTAGCGCAGTTGTAGCAGTTTTGCCATTTGAAATTGCTGAACAAAAAGGTTTAGAAGTTACGTTAGCTGCTAGGGCACAAGGTTTTCCATTACAAATTAAAATAGAAGAAGAAAAAACTTAACTTATAATTACTTTTTTCGGATAGTAGGGGTCATGCATTTTAGGATTGTTGACATATCTTCTAGCATTAAAAGTATAATCTATTGAACGTTTATATGACCCAAATAACCAATGATCAACTTTATGATCTGAATCACTTGCTAAACACATAATTAACCCCATAGGATCATCAACTTTTAACGTAGGATCTCTAAAAGATACTTGTTGTGAAGGTAAAGAACTTGTAATTAATGTAATACGATTTGCGTCATGATGCTTTTGTAAATTTCTTATCGTTCTTGTTAGGTAAGTCATATCTTCATTATGATAATCACTTAGTTTTTCTTTGTTTGCGTTAGTCTCGTTAATATCTTGAGCATACCACCCATTAGCCCCAACAAATGCAATACCATTAAGTATAACTACGTGATTGTGTAAGTACACTACATTAGGTAATGGTCTACATATATTACGCATAGATTCAATAACATCGTGTGAGCTTATATATTGGTTTTCTAAACTACCATCAATAAACAATACACCTCTATAATGTTGACTTAGATTTGTTAAGACATTATCAACTATGGCATGATCTGAACTAACGTTACCTGCTACTATACAAAAAAGTGATGTTGCTTTACCATCCCAATCAAAAGTGTCTTTTACTGTTAAGTTTAAATCACTTATTAAATCCACCGCAAAAGATAAATCCATATTACATTTTGGGTTTTGGTGTACGTGGTTTTCTAGCTTTAGTTGCTTTAGGCTCCATCGCAGGTACCTCTTTCTTTTCTTTTTTAATAGGCGCAACTACCACATTATCTTTTTTAGGTTGTCTAACTGTAGGTTTTTTAGCGGGTGCAGTAGCCTCAATATGTTCATCTGCAGGTTTACCAACCGTTTGTAACGGTTGTGGGGCAGGTAATGGTGCGGGTGCTTCAATACCTTTTTGACCATCAGTAAATAAACTTCTAAAAAATTTACCTAATTTTTCTAACATTGTTATTCTCCTTAATTAAGTATTTAATCAAATTTTACTCATATAACCATTTTAGGTAAATAATTTTTGTTATAAGGTTTAAAACATGCAAGTTGAAGAATTGTGCTTTGTTTCTAAAATTGAAAATTTTAAAGAGTTAAAGGGAATTATTTTAGAAAAAATTAATAGTATGGGTCAACTTGACTTTAATAATAGCTTTCAAAATATTTGTCATACTGATTATCATTTAAATAATGCATTTGAAAGACCATATGTTGAATTTATACAACCAAGTTTTGTAAAACACCTAACTGAATTAAATTCTACTTTTGGATATGATTATTTTGAATTCGGTTATATTTGGTTTCAACAATATGAAAAAAATGGGTTTCATCCATGGCATTGCCATCCTGATAGCACATTTTCAAATATAGCTTTTATTGAATTACCTAGTAGCAATGTTTCAACTCAAATTAAAATAAAAGATTATCAATTTTCTATTGACGTAAAGGAAGGTGAGATATTATCGATGCCTGGTTCATTTTTACATTGTTCCCCAATAAATAAATCAAAAAGAAAAACTGTAGTTGTTTGTAACACTTTTAACTATGTCTCTTAAAAAATTCACATTAAAAGAATTTATGCATGCTCCACTACCATCTTTAACTGATCAAAGGAAAAAATTATATCGCCCTACTAAACGTGAAGTTAAACATTTTTATAAACTAATTAACCAAGATATATTTAAAAATAAGTTAACAATGCCAACTATTGAATTAGTCTCACATAGAAAATATTTGGGATTGTGTCAAGGAAAAAATAGATGGGGTAAACCTTATGATACAGGTTCATACTGTACAATAAAATTAATAGACAAATTTTACTGTAGACAATGGTTTATTACAACTTTGGCGCACGAGATGGTTCATCAATACCAATGGGATATACTTAGTGGAAAACGAAGGAAACAAGGTAAAAGCCCTATTATGAGTCACGGACCTTCATTTTATGTATGGAAAACCAAATTAAACAAATTTTCCATACCATTAAAAAAACACTTTAAATTACATAAATGGTTTCAATATCAACAATTGGATAAATGCTAGTTGTATTTTACAAAAACTAAGTTATAATGCCCTATGTCTAACGATAAAAAACCCAATAGTATGAAGGGACGAACTAGCTTTGATGCTAATGTGGCAGGTTTACCTGCAATTTTTATCAATAGAAACATAACAGAATATCCTGTTGAGGTAAGTGCGCCAAAGTTTGATCTTGTACCAATTCAACAACAAAAAGATGTTATGTTAAATGTGGCAAGGTTGCATGCCCAACAAGAATATGATAGGATTATGCAACTTGTAAATGTTTTACAAGATCAAGCAGCACAAATTAAACGTAGGTTAGATATTACAGATTGGGTACATGCAGCAGAATATAAGTTTCAAATAGCACATGGTCAAACTTATTGGTTATTATTTGATCATAAAATTAATGGAACCCGTTTGTCGTTGCATGGACCTAACGATTGGAGTACAGGAGTACCCGAAAGTTATGAATATATAACCAAAGTTAAATGGTTAGGTGATTATACTTGGATAGAAGTCGAAGGAGATTAAATGAGTCTTGTCCCCATAGTAGTAGAGCAAACAAGTCGTGGCGAACGTAGCTATGACATTTATAGCAGATTGTTACGTGATCGAGTAGTTATTCTTAATGGCGAAGTAAATCATGTTACTGCCAACCTCATTGTTGCACAGTTGCTATTTTTAGAAAGTGAAGATAGTGATAAAGATATTAGTTTTTACATCAACAGCCCAGGCGGTTCCGTCACCGATGGCATGAGTATTTACGATACTATGCAATTTATTAAACCTGATGTATCTACTATCGTCATGGGTCAAGCTTGTAGTATGGGTTCTTTTTTAGCCCAAGCAGGTGCTTCAGGTAAAAGATATATCTTGCCTCATGCTAGACATATGATTCATCAACCAAGTGGTGGCGCACGTGGTATGGCAAGTGATATGGAAATTTCATTGAAAGAAATTTTAAAAATTAAACACTTGCTTACTGAACTTTATGTCAAACATAATACTGCCAATAAAACATATAATGATTTTAAAAACGATATGGATCGTGACAAGTATATGTCTGCTGAAGAAGCAGTAGCGTATGGTTTAGCTGATAAAGTTATTTCTAAACGAGAACAAAATGTCTAATACGCTTACATCAAGTGTTATTGTAGATGATATGGTGAAAGCAGTAAGCACTGCTTTTGATTATGAATTTACAGGCATATCTACTTTTACTGTGCCACAATTTGAATTGCCAAGTGATTATCAAATTGGGTTGATTGTCGGTCCAAGCGGTAGCGGAAAATCAAGCATACTGAAAACAATTGGACAAATTGATACACCACAATGGGATGAAAACAAAGCCATTTGTAGTCATTTTAGTAGACTTGATGAATTACATGCAGTTGGTTTAAATAGTATTCCTACATTATGTAGACCGTATCATGTGTGCAGCAATGGTGAACAGCATCGTGCTGATATGGCAAGACAACTTAAAAGCGGTGCTGTTATTGATGAATTTACTAGTGTGGTTGATCGTAATGTAGCAAAAAGTTTAAGCAACGCAATAAACCGCTATATTAGAGAAGAAGGTTTACAACATGTAACTTTTGCAACATGTCATTATGATATTGTTGAGTGGCTTCGTCCTGATTGGGTATTTGATACCGCAACGGGCGAACTCACAAGGGGGTTACTTCGGCAACGTCCAACAATCACTATGGAAATCATACCTGCTGACCGTAGATTGTGGACAGCCTTCGCTCCGCATCACTATTTAAGTGGTAGCATGAACAAATCATCTAAATGTTGGGCAGCAGTATGGAATGATGTTATAATAGGTTTTGGTGCAGTATTGCCACAGCCAAGTGGTACACTAAAAAATGCGTACCGTGGTCATCGTACAGTAATCTTACCTGACTTTCAAGGATTAGGAATTGGTGTGAGATTTAGTGATGCAATAGCTAAAATGCATGTTGACCAAGGTAAACGTTACTTTAGTAAAACAGCTAATCCAAGAATGGGTGGATATAGAGACAACTCTCCTCTATGGAAACCAACAAGCAAGAATAGAATGAAACGAAAAGATTATTTGTTAAGTGGTACACAGCATGATAATCAAATGCTTTCCGTTGAATCCTTACTTGCACATGCTAATAGAGAGTGTTGGTCACATGAATATATAGGAGAAAAATGATGACTATGCAACTAGAAGATGATCAATTAGAGCGACTTGAAAAATTACTTCAACATGTTGTTGATGACATGTTTTTCCCTAATGATTACCATGGTTGGGAACGTGGTACAGACTACAGCGATACTCCAGGCATTAAATGCATCTTTGAACAATACGGTGATTTAGAAACTGAAGATGAAAATGGGGAATATGTTTATGAAGAAGGTGGAAATAAAGATATGCGTTGTTATGCAATTTTTATCCACAAAGATAGCAAAGAAGGTGAATTTCCTGAGCATGAAACTGCTTGGAATTTAATTAGGCATCGTCCAAAAGAAGAAGTTTGTATCTTTGCTTGGCATGATGTACAAAATGCATCGTGGGAATTTGTCAATACTTATGATTTAGATAGTGAAATGGGCGAAGATGTTCTAATGGATGTAGTAGATTATATTTTAGAAGAGTATTACCCTGATTATAATGAAGATGAAGATGACACTGTACAAGAACCTGCTGCACATGACCCCAATTCATGGCCTTTTGGAACAGTCAAAAAATAAAATGATGAATCAAAAAGTTTACAATAAACTAAAAAAGTTTATTGAGCTATATGGTTTGCCAAAAGAAATTGGTGTATCAGGATGGATTTCTGAAACATCACAATGGACATATAACAATCAAGTAATAGGTTCTTCAACAGAAGAATCTAAAGGTTGGATTTTTGTAAATCCTAATACTACTTCGTTAAACCAATTACAATATAAAAATTATTGGGATATAGATTCTGTGTGTGGCATAGTAGAATCTATATGTCTTAATAATACGATGGATAAAGATCTACTTTTTATAGTCAATGACCGTGAATTTATTATTGATTTAAATAATGAAGATGCAGATGGCAAAGGTTGGGATTGGTTATGTGATACAGAAGATCTAGAAACTATTGTTAGAAAATTAAAAGGTTTTCCTATACATCCCGACGAGGATGGTTATGATGATTTTGATTTAGATCCTATGGATTTTTTGTGGTCTGAGTGCGAAGAAGATATTGTTGAAGTGTCTTATTCTTTACCCTATCATACTTGTTTTCTAACATGGGAAAATGGTGCATCCATACAAGTTGAAGAACGTAAAGCTAAATTACATATTAAAAAAATAGAAGCACCACTTAAAAAGCATTACGTTTTTATTAGTTTACCCAATAGAGAATATTTTGATGATATTGAGGAGTGGTGTAAATCTAACAATTTAGAGTATGAACTTTTATGTAAACCTGAAACTTTTGGTACAGTAGGATTTGGTTTTGTTGATGAGGAAAAAGCAACACTCTTTAGTTTGAAGTGGATGACCTAAGTATACCTTGACTTTTGGTAAATAGTTATGTATATTCTATGTACCAAATTAATAAATCAGGTATTACTTATATGCACAATGCTAAAATTGTTGTTTATAATCGAGATCATATACATGAAATTTTAAATTGGTTAAAACAATACTGCAAAGGTCAATATACTTGGAAACAAGGACATAAAATAAATGAACGTGTTGTATCTTTCCAACACGAATGTGATCTAGTGAATTTTACCCTATATTGGGTTTGACAATTCATAACACTTATCGTATACTGACCTTGTCATAACACAGGAGGTTGTATGGGTTACAAAATTCTTCCCGCAATTCCCGCTCGTTACACTAAACTAAAAGGTCTTGAAGGACCTTTTCTTTACGAAACAGGTAAAGTGTTGTATTATGATCCTATTGTAGGTCAATACTATGATCGTGATACAGACTTGTACCTTGAACAAGAAGAAGCTGACTTTCACGTTTTTTATGGTGTACGTAATACTTTGTCTATATTGAGCGCATAATGCTACCACCTATCAACTCTTATGCATACGTTATTGCACCTCTTGAATGGACACCACGAGGTGTAAAAGGTTTGATTGATGATCTCGCTAAAACACCTTTTGACATGGTGATATTTGGCAACATTTTTAACCTTGCACCAAACATAATTCATTCTGCTGAGCAACCATTAGCAGATAAAATTATTATAGGTTATCTTGACATAGCTGCTAGTACAGCACTTGTAACGAACAAATATGTTGGTGCAAAAACCTTAGATCAAATACCAAGTTATTTTGGCAAACCTCAATCAGGTTTTATTAAACCAAATCCTGTACAAAATTTGTACACTGTAAAGTATTGGGTTCCTGAATGGTTTGATATTATTAAAAAGCAAATTGATGATCAAATTGCTGCAGGTTATGATGGGTTATTTTTGGATGAAGTAACAGGAGACAGTCATTGGTATAGTACTAACAGAGCAGGTAATGAATACTACCCTAATGCCACGTACGAAATGGCAAATCTTATTAGAAAAATTCATAGCTATATTAGTTCCAAAAATTTATCTAAACCGTTTTATTTGATTGGTAACAACACTGACCGTATTTTTGGTCAACATCCTGACCTAGTCAAATTGTTTGATCAATCAATGCGTGAAAGTATACATTATAACCAATCTGCACAAAATGGGGCAGTATCAGTTGCTGATCCAAACTCAACTAATGTTTTTAACTATATTAAACGAACATATGGTGAACAAAACATTCTAGTCAATGACTACCCACCGTTAAGTTCCGTTGATACTATAGTTCCTATACTTAAAAAATATAACATTGAAGGATGGGTACCAAGCTTACAAAAAGCTTTCCAAGATACAAACTTATTGCTGACAGGACCGTTTATCATTCAAGCAAACAATGTTGAACCCGTAGTAAGTGGTGCTAATTTTGCTACCAATTACTTATTAAGTGGCGAATATGGCGGATCTACCCTTAATGGTGGTGATACTACTAACTATTATGTATTAACTAATCAGTCCACTGTAAATGGTGGTAATAGTCAAGATACTATATATGTATGGAATACAAAACCTACAATTTCCAACAATGTTATTAATGGTAACGGCGGATTAGACAAAGTAATTTATGAAACTGTATTCTCTAATGTATTATTTAAGCTAGAAAAAGGTGGAGTGGTTTCTTTAAAATCAGATGTACTACGATTAAATGATACCTTAAGTGAGATTGAAACTATACAATTTACTGATAAAAAGATTAATTTAAAGTCTTTAGCACATGAATCATATAGTGACATTCCTGAAATGTTGTATCAAATGTTAGTATCAGTGTTTGATATTGCGCCTGGGGTGGTGTATATGAATGAATTGGCTAGTGCATATCGTTGGTGGTCAAAAACGTTAACACCAAAAGAAACTATTGAGAAAATAGTTGAAGTATTAAGTACTAAACCATTTTTTACTAATGTATATCCAAGTAATATGACAGACAGGACATTTGCTTTTAGGTTGATTTATGACTTTATAGAAAATTCAGTAAGCACTGACGTGCGTGATGCAGTAATAGCAGATGTGGAAGCAGCATTAAAAGTGGGTTGGTCTAGAGCAAAAATTATCTCACAGGTAATTTACAATATTTCTCAAATGTCAACTGATCATTCTGTATTTGGTAGTACAGTAAAATTAATTCAAAATGAAACTAAAGTGGCAAAATGCTATACTGAGTATTTTGACCAAAGTACTACCAATTTTAATATATTGGGTGGTCTTATGGACATTGTAAATCATCAAACTAAGGTTGATACTGAAGAAGATTTGATACAGTTTGTAGGTACTTTTATACTTAACATTGATGGGGGGTTATAATATGGTAAGAGGTTTTTTCCTTGCATTTGGCTTTATTTTTGGAAATATTGCAGGTACAATGTACAAAGATCAAAAATTTATGTTAGAATGTGATGTAGCGCAAAGTGTTGCTATACGCAGTAATGTTTATGAATGTAAGAAAACCCGTTTGAAAAATGAAGTTTAAACGTTTTAATTCGGAGCACATTATGGGATTAGATCAGTACGCATATGTAGCTGCACAAGCAGGTGATTATGATTCATACTTTGAAAACAATAACGTGGGTAAACCACGGGAATTAGCCTATTGGCGTAAACACCCTAATTTGCAAGGTTGGATGGAGCAGCTTTGGTTAAAAAAGGGTGGAACACCTGATGAAAATTTTACAAGTTCATGGGGTTCAAGTTTTAATGGTATTGAACTTGAATTAACTTGGGAAGATTTAAATCAGTTAGAAAAAGATATTTTAAACAACGCTGTAGCATCCTTAAATACAGAGGGATTTTTCTTTGGTAGTCCAAAGGACGCTTACTATAGAAATCAAGACTTACAGTTTATAGCTGACGCTAAAGCTGAACTTATACTAGGGTTAAAAGTATTTTACAATTCAAGTTGGTGATATGTTTAAAGATTATATGATTATAGATAATGCACTAGATGATCCCGATGAGCTAGTTTCATTAGCAAAAAGAATAAAGTTTCACTCATCAAAAGATATGCCATGCAAAAATATAAATCTTTATGAAGATCATGAATATAATGAAAGATATGTTTCAGGTAATTGGCGTGGTTTTAGATCTAATCCACTATGGTTAACACACGAACAACTTAACAATAATATATTGAAGCAACTGTTTAGTAAAATGTTTGTTAATGATCAAATTACTATTAAGTGGGATATAACTACACATTTGCACTATTTTCCTACAGGGTTGCCTGATGGTGAATTTTGGTGGCATCCTGATGGAGGGTGTTTTTGGGCAGGTGTACTATATTTAAACAAGAAACCAAAAAAAGATAGTGGCACTATGATAAGAATGCCTGATGGTACTGAAACTATAATTGATAATGTTTACAATCGATTTATTGTGTACAATTCTAAGTTACTACATCGTCCACAAGCAGGGTTTGGTACTAATACAAACAACTCACGTTTAACTTTAACGGTATTCTTTTATCGTTTAGATATTCAATCTATCGAAAATAATTGATTGTATAAAAAATAATGATAGCATACTCATACGGTATTCGGCTTGAAGCCGAATTCGATATTAATGATAGTCATAGTAAAAAAACAGGGTTAGAATTTAGTTACACTTATTATTGCGAGTTATGTAAAAAGCACCGTAACAAAATTTTAACTGATGATGAATATTATGATTGGGAAATACTAATGTACAAGTACGATTTAAATAGAAAGCATTTTTAATAAAGGAATTTTATGCAAAATATGGATAACTCTCTGACACCACGTCAGAAAAAAGCAAATGATCTATTGTCATTTGCTGAAGAAAGTGGTTTTGATATTGTAGTACGTGATCAAATTACAGGCGATGTATTTAAAAAAACTCGTAAAATTGACTATCAACCTATTAACCAACATGGAAAAGAAATTAGCGGAGGATATAAGTCAGGTAATCCTTTATTAAGTCGCAATGAAAGGCGAAATTATGCTAGTCAAAAAATAGTTGAAGCACTAAAGAAAAAAGAATCAGGTGTGGTACAAATACCACTCGGTCCGTATACAGGTAGGCAGTTACAAGCATCAGTTTCTTCTTGGGTTTTGACTGATAGTAAGAAAAATAACTATAAAGCAAGCACACATATTAATAAACTTGAGCAAACGCTTGATGTAACGCTTATTTTCCCAACAAAAAATACATCACCTCAAGATGAATTATCTTTTGATTAATCAATAACACAACAAAGTAGTTGACAAATTTATCTAAATTGACTATACTATGTCTATAGTGCTTAAAAGGAGATAGAAATGAAGACTACTTTGACTGACACAATTTACACGGATCCAGGACACGGATGGGTTAAAGTTCCACTCGCACGTTTAAGCAAGCTTGGAATATTAAATAAAATTACTTCTTATAGTTATATTCGTAACAAACACGCTTATTTAGAAGAAGATTGTGATTTTACTACTTATGTAAATGCCCTTAAAGCAATAGGGATTACTCCTAAGTTTAAAGAAGTGCATACAAACAAATATAGCAAAATTCGTAGCTATTGTCACTTTCCATCGAATTATACAAAATAATGGTGAGGATTTTATGAAAAATTTTCTGTTTGGTACTGTTTTCGGAATTATTGTTGCTACGGTTGGTTTTAGTGGTGTAGCTAGATTGCTAGACAATAGTGTAGAAAAAGTAAAAGAAACTGTACAGGAGCAAGCTTACAGATGAAAATTTTAAACTCCACATGGTTTACCAATAAAGATGCATGTATTGGTGTTGTCAAGGTTGATGTACCGTATGAAGGTGTAAAATATTACATTGGTTTGGGGTTTGGTGAAAACAAAACGGCTGATGAACAATATATTGCAGATTGGGGTTCATCATTTCCAAATGAAGCGGCTGAGAGGTTATTTTAATTAAACACTTGACAAGTTTATCCTAATTTGCTAAACTACTCCTATAGTCAATAAGGAGATGTAAATGAATATGCCAATAGGTTTTGCAAACAACACAGCAACATGGTATGAAATGAGTCCTGCTGAACGTGCAGAATTATGTGGTATAACTGAGACAGACTATAAAAACTACTTGCATGATATGGAAGTACGTTATACAATTATTGATGCAGCACTTACACAATCCACACAGGAGTTGGAAAATGCATAAAGTAATCAAGAAAGAAAAGCTTCATAATCGTTCAATGAAGAATAAAGACCGTATCTCTTATCGTTTAGACTTTATTCATCAAGATGGTACACGGTTTGCTTTTAGTAATATTTCAACCATTGGTGATGTGCTCAATATTCAAAATGTGGATCATCGTGATACCATCATCAATGCTCTACAAGAGATTGCACTGTCTGACCCTACAGCGGTTGGGATAGTAACAGATGCACCACGTTGGGTTAGTCACAAGATTTACCCACATTCGTTGCATGTTCAGGTTAACCTACTTGATTTGGAAGAAGCATGAGTAATAGTACAGAGCAATTAGTTAGAGTAAGCTTGGGTGATTCTGATTACAGTTTGTTAGAAAGTATGGGATATTTAAATAATTTTAAGATTCGCTCATTAACCCAAGAACAGCTAAATTATTATATGAGAAATAATGATATCAATTCGTTTGATATTATGGTAGATACAATTACAGGAAATGAAAGTGAAGATAGGTTTAATTAGTGATGCACATTTAGAGTTTGGTGATTTATCCTTTGATAATGATCAAAACGCAGACGTATTGATATTAGCAGGAGATATTCTTGTTGCTAAAGATTTAAAAGATTTTGCACGTGATGATGCAGTGATTCCACTACAACAATGGTCTAATCGTTATCAGCGTGTTCTAGCATATCGTAAATTTTTAGAAGAATGCAGTGCTAAATTTAAACATGTGCTATGGGTAGCAGGTAACCATGAGTTTTATCATGGTAAATGGTTTGAAACCCTTGACATACTCAAGCATGAAGCAGAATATTTTCCAAATATTACTTTTATGGAAAATTCTACTGTTGATATTGATGGGTATAAGTTTATTGGTGCATCCATGTGGACTGATGCTAATAAACAAGATCCACTTACCAAAATTCACGTAGAAGCTGTATTAAATGATTACCGCATCATTAAAAATGAAAATGCGGGATATCGTAGGTTAAGTATATCTGATTCGTTACAACGTCATTTAGCAAGTATGAGGTATTTTAGTGAGCAGTGGGACAAATTTAAACATGATAAAGTAATCATGGTAACACACCATGCTCCTACTTTTCAGTCAATTAGTCCTGATTATGTTGGTGAAACCTTAACAAATGGAGGATATGCTAGCGATTTATCCAATGAAATTTTAAACAATCCACAAATTAAATTGTGGGTGCATGGACATGTTCATGCTAAGAATGATTACATAGTGGGAAATTGCCGTGTAGTTTCAAACCCACGTGGCTATATTGGTCACGAGGTAATTGCTGAGCAATGGCAACTTCAGTATTACGAAGTTATCTAAATTGCTTGACAACTAGGCCGAAAGCAGTTATTATACACACACGTTGACAAACAACGATTTTTTAAAAGGAAATTTAAATATGAAAACTACAGTTAAAGCTTCAAAACCCGTTCTTTCTAAAACCGCTCGCTTGGGTGAGCAGCTTCGTGCAGGTAAGACCTTTACCGCAGCACAAATCAAGCAACGTTTTGGATTGGCAAATCCACGTGCTAGCGTCAGCGATGTTCGTCGTGGTGGTCTTAAAGTCTACGCAATTCAGCGTAGCGGACGTGCTACTGTTTACTCAACTAAAGCACCTGTCTAATTAAATGAGGGTGCAACGCCCTCTTATCTCCTTTTGATTATAGTTTTGAACGGATCTATTAAAAAATCCGTTCTTTTCTTTTATAAATACCAACATGAACGACATAAACCTTATCATACTAACAGTATCTTACGCAGTCTGTTTTTTTATGGGTGCAATTTTTGGTGTACGCATATTACAAAAACGTGTAACAGAAATATTGAAAAAAGATCAAAAATCAAGTGTGCAAGACGTAGAACCATCAGAAAAAATTACACGTGTTAGCATGCCAGCCTGTATGATGCGTGTTGAACATGTAGATGGACTTATGTTATTCTATAATTGCGAAGATGATAAATTCGTTTGCCAAGGTTCTACGCTTGATGAATCTGCCAAAAATTTTTGTACGAACACTAAAAATGAGTTGGTTGGCATGACTGTTATAAATGGTAAAAAATTTGTATTCCATGATTTTGAATGTTTACCCGTAATAGAGTAAATTATGAAAGTTAAAATATCAAAATACCTTAAAGCAGGTAGAAAAATTGCGGTGCATATTGAGAATTGTGATATATGGAGTTTAGACACTACCTTAGCGTATATCATTTATCCTGCTTTGTTAGAATTACGCATGGTTAAACATGGTGTTCCTGCTGACTTTGCTCAGGTTGGTGGTGAAGATTGGCATGATCAAGGCTGCTTTGATTTTTACAAAGAAACACACGATTGGGCATTCAATGAAAAGATTAAAGAATGGGACGTAATTCTCGATAAAATGATATGGTCATTTGGGCAATTAATATGGGATAATGAAGAATCCTTCCATTATGGTAAAGTACCTAGGTTTAAATTTGTTAAAACAGGTCAAACCATGTTAAATCCTATAACCAATCAAGTTGAACAATTAAGTCAGATGGTTGATCCTGATCCTACTAGTCATTATTTTGACGCAGCAGGATACACATTATATCAAGATCGTATCCAAGAAGGATTAGATTTGTTTGCAAAATATTATCGTTCACTATGGGATTAACGTGAAAGAAAAATTTATAAAACTTTATGCAGATATTGCTAAACGAGTATCGGAATTAAGTTATGCTGTACGGTTGAAAGTTGGTGCGATTATTGTTAAAGATGATCGTATCATCAGTATTGGTTATAATGGTATGCCTAGTGGATGGGACAATGGCTGTGAATATACTGAATTTATGCCTATCAACGACCCTACAGCAAAATTTCAAGACTATCCTTTTACAGGTAATTTTTGGATTAATGGTCACAGCGTAGAAAGAAGATACAGACTAAAAACCAAACCTGAAGTATTGCATGCTGAATCAAATGCTTTGGCAAAATTAGCTAAGTCTAACGAGAGTGGGGATGGTGCTGATTTGTTTATTACACACAGTCCTTGTATCGATTGCGCTAAACTAATTTACCAATCAGGTATTCGTCGTGTGTATTTTGGTACACACTATAGGGACGATGCAGGGATAAAATTTCTTGAAAAAAGTGGAGTAGAAGTTATTTCACATGGATAATCATACCTTAACAGTTACCATACCATTTGGTAAGTTAGGAGATATTTTTGATTGGTGTCAACATAATTGCACAGGCGAATGGCATTTCGCTAATTTAGAAGTAGGTGGACAAGATGCAGGACATTATGTTGTAAGTTTTAGTAATGAAAATGATTGTAATTTTTTCGCAATGAGATGGATGTAGGTCAACGTTTTTTAATTTTTTCAGGGGTGCCTAATATTTCTACTCATGAACACTGTTGTTTTATCATAGATTTTACATGGTGGGTAGAAAATGATGCAGAAATTACAAGTTGGTTATTAAAAAATATTGGGGTAAATAATTTTAAATTAGATGGTATTGTTCTACAATTTACCACAGCAGAACTACAATCATTTTTTTTGCTTACTTGGAGTTAATTATGATTATTATTGTTGATTCTTTTGATTGCCAACAAGCAATGAACGATTTAGGTATTGACCAAGATAGCAATGAATTTGTACCTGCTTTTGAAAAAAGACATGATTGTTTTGTACACCATTACGTGTTATCTTGCGGAATTAAACAATTTAATTGTATTGCGTATATCGAGTTTCATAATGAAGCAAGTTATAACTTATTTGCGTTGAAATACATGTAGCGAAATACTTGACAACAATTTTTTAATATTTTATAATAGGAATGAATAAATGTACAAATATCAACTTTGGGTACGACTTAACGACTATCAAACCGCTAACACCATCATTTGGGCAAATAATGACTATGAAGCTAAAATGCTTGGTGAGGCACAATATGGAGTAGGTAATGTCCTCAACTACACAAGAATTGATGATTGAAACGAAAGAGGTTGATAAAGAAGGTTGCTACGATTGGGTAGAAACTTATGCATTATTGCCTAAATTTACTATTTCAGGTAAAATGCTATGGTTCAAGAAATGCTACAAACGTAGAGTGCGTATTATTTGGAAACAACCATATGATGTTGATTACGTAATGGAGTATGCTACTGCCTTAGATTTATTGAAGTAACCATGAATGTTAAGCGATATAGTGCGCATACATGGGGATGGGATACTAATTGTAATGGGTGGTATCTAGCATATGTCAATAGTGGTAATTATGAAGAAGTCCTTGATTGGTTATACGATAATGTAGAAGGGTGTGAAAAACATTGTCGTTGGCGTTTTTTCCATGCGCATACTGAGGTGAAATTTAGACATGAACGTGATTTTGTATGGTTTAATTTAGTGTGGCGATAATGGCATATTTTGTTCAAAATAATGAATTGAAACATGTTTTATATAATTTGTGGGAAGGTTCAGGACAAAAATTTGTACCAAAATTGGGTATTGATTCTAAGATTCAAGCTTGTGATTGGTTTTATGATAATTATGGTATCCGCCTTGTTTATAATGGACATGCGTTAAAAGGTTGGATTTTTAAAAGTGAAGAACATTATACTTGGTTTATGTTAAATTATTCTTAATATGCTATTAACTAGAACAGAATTTATAAAATATGCTAATAAACATTGGCCTAATATAGGTACGGATAATACTAGCCCATTATGGATACCTGAAGTAAGTTTAGGTGATCAATGTCAATATTTTTTGTTTATTCCTGTGATGCAACGATGGAACAAAAGTGATTTTTGGGAATGGTCAGATAAATTATTGATTGGGAAAACACGATGTTTCATGCGTGGTAATGATGGTGAAATATGGGGATTTACCAATGAAGATGATATTAATATGTTTTTGCTGAGGTGGTCATGAAAGATTGTATCCAAGATTTTATTGCAGCTTGGAAGCATTATGATGGGCTTTCTGCTCCAACTATTACAAGTTGGAGCAATAGGTTAGCTGAGGGTGGCTATTATAGTGTTACATTGACAGGTCAAAGTCTTTTAGTTGATTGGCAGGATGTTCATCGATGGTGTGAGCATGAGTTTGGCGAAAGACACTATACTTGGACTGGTAACGTATTTTGGTTCGAAAATGAATGTGATGCTAATTGGTTTGCCCTGAGGTGGTCATGAGTAAAAGAGATTGGTGTAATATTCCAGTAAAGGTTCCATATCGTAGCACAGGTCAATGGCGTGATCTGCGTATATGGCTGATGGAAAATGTCAACGACATGGACTATGATGCTGCTGGTGTAGATTTACAGGATTATGATAATAGAGTATTTTATTTTGCCAGATCAAAGGATGCCATGTGGTTTGCCTTGAGGTGGAGTTCATGATAAAATGGTTTAAACAACAGTATAAAGCGTGGAAAGATCGACGTTTCCTAAAACGTCACGGTTGTAGAGATTGGGAAGAATACCACTATTGTTACGATCCAGACCGAAACATTCGTTGTACTAGGGTAAAAGACTACTATCATGGTTATCCTTATTGGCATGTGTTTGAAAGATCTAATCACTATTGTTATAAGTTACTCTATGATTACGGTCCGGGCGGACATCGTTGCGGCTATCACGATATAATCGATTGGTGCGAGGAAAATGCCAAAGGTAAACACAGAACAGATTTCTTGCGTGTGATAAAATATCCTAGCACAGGTAACGAATGGGAAATAAACGAATTTGTCGGAGGTGATCATATCTTTGTGGCGTTCAAAGAAGAACGAGATTATTTAATGTTTGTGTTGAGGTGGTCATGACATATGATCTTGTGATCAGTCAAGAAGGGCCAGACGCTCATCCTTTATACAGTGCCGTTAAGCACAGCATTGAATGGATAGGAAAAAAGCATCAAGTCAATAGTCCTATGGATTTGAAATATTTGACTGAAGAAGAATTTGATATTAGAATTGAAGCAGTGGGATATCTAACTAATACATCAGGTAATTATAGATATAGGGTAAGTTTCCGTGATGAACGACATTATACTTGGTTTATATTGAGGTGGTCATGATTGGTTTTTATTTAGAAAATTTTCTAATAAATTGTCCCATATATTGGCAAAACTTTGTAAAGGCCAATCAGGATAATCCTGATCATGATACAGCATTAAGAATACTTAATAGAAAACTTAAGCCTTTTAAAGCAAGATATGTTCCCGCAAACTTTTGTGACCCCGATAAAGTTGTATTTGAAGATGAGCATAGCTTAAATTGGTTTATATTGAGGTGGTCATAATGGGGATGGGGTATCCTGTAACTGTTGCATGTAGTAATATCATGGAAGTATCTGAACGACTAGAATGGGCAGAAAAACATGGTATAAAACTACTGAATCGCACTTGGGTAGTTATCAATGAACGACAACATGTATCATTCTTTTTTGAAAAAGAAAAGGATGCTACAATTTTTGCACTGAGGTGGTCATGACCAAATTGCCCGACTACCCTTATCTTCAAAATATCGTATCTTATTATCGTAAGATGACCGATAACTCGAATGGACCTTTATATCATGATGATTACATTACCTATCTAAAATCATTTGGATTTCGAGTTCCAATAGAATTTGGTACTCTTGAATTTCCTGATGATTTTTCAGAAAAGGATTTAATGATGTTCATATTGAGGTGGTCATGAGCAAAGTGTTTGCATGATGAGACCACAAGATTTTGAACATCGTATAGAAATTGAACCTATATTGACTAAAAGTCATGAAGATGCTATACATGAATGGTGTAGGCGACATTTAGGTAGATACGGTGAAACTTGGTATACCTATTACAGCCAACAAAGTCATAAAATCATAGTATGTTTTCAGCATAGCCAAGATGCTGTTTGGTTTACTTTGAGATGGGCATAATGTATACTCTTAACTTAGCTGAATTACCCGCTACCAAGTCTGTAGAATTTTTAGTATGGGTTTTTACTAATCAAATTGGAAATTATATGTCTCTGCTAGAATTAATAACCAAAGACATTAATTGGCATTATAAAACAAGTATTCCTTTTGAATGCTCTGAACAAGAAGCAATATTGGTAATTTTGAGGTGGGCATGAAGCCAAGTGAATTACTGACCATAGCAGAAAAATATTGGCTTACAGACTATGATCATAAAAAGCCTCTATCACCAAATACTCCCTTTGTCACCGGTGTGGCCCGTACTGATGCTATATTACATGACATGCTGATTAAACATGGTGTAGAACTGATATTGAAACAGAGTGGACATAGAAATTGGCAATTGGCTGATTACCGTGTAGTTGATGACAAAAAGTTTATGTGGTTCCTAATGAGGTGGTCATAATGACATATATAGATAATCCTAACATTTGGTATAATCTACAAATACATTTTAAAAATAATATCATGCCCGTCTTGGAGAATGATGATCAAGTTTGGGCGACAGCATTTAGGCGTTGGCTAAAAGAACAAGGTGCTGACATTGCGCAAGCACAGAACATACGCTACTTGCGTAATAGTTTACAAATAGCACCTCAATTTGATCAATTGGTATTTGAAAATGATAGAGATGCTACGATGTTTTTATTGAGGTGGTCGTGATGGCTCTACATACAGTTGTTTATCATAGACTTGAACCTGGTATGTTGGCAGGACATATTCGCAGTCTATTAGACTATAATGTAGATCGTTGGTTGGAAGAAAATTGTCAGGGACGCTATTATCACAATCCTGGTTGGACAGATACAAAGTATATTCAATTCGAAGATAGCAGAGATGCCATGTGGTTTGCCTTGAGGTATGGACGATGAATAGATTGGTTTGTTTACCTGCTGATTGGGGGCCTGTGCAAAAAGCTGCTGTTTGGTTAAGGGAACATTTGGACATACCTGATTATGAAACAATAGAAAGTCAATTTGAAGAATATTTTAATTGTAAGGTTATAAGGGATCCACCACATGATGTAGTCTATGGTAAAATATATGCTGTATTTGAGTGTGAGCAAGATGCTAATTGGTTTATATTGAGGTGGTCATGAAAATACAGCGAATACAGAAATTTGAAGATGGTCAAAAGATATATGTGTTAGGCTCGGTTACTACACTTTCATTTCGTCAATATATGGATCAATACTCAGATTCAACTGTATGGAGTAGAGAACATCAGGCACATCATGCTATTAAACGACTCATAAAACTAGAATACAGTGAATTATATCAATGGTTATGCAGTCAAGATTGTCAAACAACCAATTGGATTGATGATAGAATATTTTCACTACCATATCAATTCAGTGCTCAAATCAATTTATTTGATTGGGGTATAGGGTTCAGGTCAAATGATCCCAAAGAAACTTTGTTTATATTGAAGTGGCAATGAATTATAATAGTAAATTTGATCAATATCATATGAAAATTACTGATAATTATATTACGGTAAATCGTAATAAACTCGATATTGTTGAAGCTATAAAGTGGGTTAAAAAGAATTGCCCACACTATATAACAAATCAATATCACGGTAATTATCATGGCAATGATCTTATTGATTTCTTTTTTTTAGACAAGCCAAAAGCTAAAGAAGAGATGACAATGTTTATTTTAAAATGGGCATAATGATTAATTTTGATAGTCCATTTAAAAAAGAATGGGAAGAACAATTAAAATGGTTGGATGAAACTATACAAAGAAATTATACCAATGATGGTAGACCATTCAATAAAAGTACAGTGGCTCAATTTTTAGAATGGCGCAGTATGGATAAAGAAACATGGAAGTTTAGAATACAAGGATTGCCTCCTACACTTATAGTTACTTTTAAAGACCCTGAACATGAATTCTTATATAATTTAAGATGGAGATAAATTGGCTATTGATGTAATCATTGAAGGAAAAGAGTTATCACAATATATTGACATTGTGCGTGAACTACGTGCCTCAGGATTAAATCAAGGAGAACATTTTGATTTTAAATACATTCCATCAGTATATGATTACGAAAAATATAGAATTACTCCAAAAAAAGTTATCTTTACATTTTATGATGAACAATACTCTACATTATTTCGTTTAAAATATGAATCCTAAATATCCGTATATTGCATCTATTTGTCCTCCTGATGGTGGTAAACGTGGTTGGTATGATGTAATATCGTGGTGCCATGAAAAGATAGGTGCCACACATTCTCAATATGTAGGTGAAGGTGTTTTTGCATTTGAAAATGAAAGTGATTATATGATGTTTATATTGAGGTGGACATAGATTGAATACTAAGGAATGTCAATGTTTTGAATGTCTCAAACCAAATTTTACCAAGTTTGTCAGCACCTTTATCGTATGTGACACCTGTGGTAACAAACGTTGCCCACACGCTACTGATCATAGATTAGGATGCACCAACAGCAATGACCCAGGACAACTTGGCAGCAGATACGGTGTCTACCCACACCCATCTATAGAGTTATTAGATTTTTTGGATGCTGCCAATGAAGATAAAGAATAATCATTTACCACGTAATGGAGAATATGAAATATTTACTACCCAAGGACGCACTTATTGTTTTGATGATCCATCGTTAGAAGTCATGCAAGCACCTAATGAAATGTTTGAATGGTTAAGAAATATGCCAAGAGAACTATGTAGACCACTAGATCATACTAATGTTGCATTTTATCTAACTCCTGAAATGTATACCTTGTGGAAAATTACTTGGTTATGATATAATGATGAGAAGACTTAAAAAAGAAATTTGGCCTTATAAAATTACAGTGAATTATCCTGCTGATTCTCAAATTATTGATATTGAATTATGGTTAATTGAAAAGTTTGGTGAAAGAAGAAATAAGTGGAATGTAGTTTATGGTTTTTATAAGTCTGATTTTTACTTTAAAGAAGAATCTATGCTAACATTTTTTGCAATGCGATGGAACTAACATATAGTCAAATAGTATCTTATTTGAGGTGGTCATGAAATATATACAGGATTCTGACCTGTGGTATACACTACAGGTATATTTTAAAAATAATATCATGCCCAACTTGGTGAATGATGATAAAGTTTGGGCACATGAATTTAGACGATGGCTTAAAGAACAAGGTGCTGAAATTGAGCATTTAATGAACCAACGATTAGTGCGTAATAGTTTAGGTATAGCACCCCACTATGATAAATTGGTCTTTGAGGATGAACAAAGGTTAGCTTGGTTTGTGTTGAGGTGGTCATAAAATTAAAAAATTAATTAAAATTAACGGTAAACACTATAATGACTACATGCCATGTGGCTTAAACATTATAGAAAAACTTTGGTGGTGGTTGGTTCCAGGTGTTCTTGTCAAAGTAAAATGGCCCAAGGGTATGATCACAGTAGATCATAATGACCCACGTTGGTTTGATTGTGGTGGTGCAGTATGGGTAACCTACGAAAGCACTGATCCTAATGATCATTATCGCCCATGGATGGAAGCAAATATTGGTAAACAAAAGTGGGATTGGGATTGGGGATTTGTAGGCAATGATGTTTCAGATAACTGTTTAACCATTAAAGTTAGACAAAATAAGGCAGAGTATGCTACAATGATGATTATGATGTGGGGATAGTATGCGAATAAAACCTTTTCAATCACGATATGCAGTAACTTGGGATGAATATCCTACAGGTATTTCCAACCCTAATGGTAAAGTGAAGATGGTAAATTGGTGTATCAAAAACTTAAAATTAGATTATATTACTTTGGGGTTTTACGCATATGACCCAAATGGGTTTTACGAACATAATCCACCAAATGCTGTAAATTCTTGGATGTTAATTAATTTATCAAATGATATTTTGATAACAACAGAAGACGATGTTCATTTAAAATTATTAGACCATGGATCACTAAAAGCAATCATACTTGATGATTACAGCAAAGCATGCGAATTAGCAGATTATGTTGATCAAATTCATACATTTAATATAATTAAAAGATACTGACATGAGAACCGCACTTTTTCAGCGTGAATTCACCGTAAAGGAGGTAGGTCCTATTAGTGATTTTTTAAAACAATGTAGGAAAATGATGGGACAACCTTCACCTCAAACATGGGTGTTTCATGGAAATTATCATAAAATTGTTTTATATATTTATGACGATAAGTATGCCACATGGTTTAGTTTAAGGTATTGATATGGAAACTATAATTTTTAAGCGTGAAAGTGATAAGTTTGATGATATTATTAAAGATACTAATATCAAACCATTTTTGCTTACTGTCTTAACATGGAAAGAACATTGTTTTATTCAACTTAAACCTTTAAAAGGCGTTGAAAAAATTATTAGTTATATTGGTTTAAAGTATGGTGATAGTGTATTAAAGCAACCATTGACTAAGGATTACACACCGATAGATGGAGTGGATTACCGTTCGGGGGTTCCTGAACATCTAAAAGGCCAACGGCGAAGGTAGGACCGTACCAAGCCATTAAAAGACAAAATATAGAATAGTCAATATAAAAATTGGCAACGGAATCAAATATTTTGTTCATTGTTTATTTATGTAAATATTATATGAAACACTTATATGTATATATTAAAGATTTTTTAACGATAAATCAATGTCAAGATATTATTGAAACTTATCATAAAAATGACAAGAATTTATTTTTAGATTCTCCTACTTTTTGGAAACATTGTTCAACTAAGATATTATCACCACAGCATTTAGGCAGTTATGCTAGTATGATTGAAGATAAGGTTGCTTGTGTTAATCAAGATGTTTTTGGTTTTGATTTGTTTGCTAAACAGTATAACTTATTTCATTTAAACACGTATGAGGGTAAAGATAACCATAACTATGACTTGCATATAGATGCGGTAACAGGATCACCAAAAGATATGAAGTTAACAGTTATAATTAACTTAACTCAAGGCGATTATACAGGTGGAGAATTTACATTTCCTCCATTAGGTTATGAAGGTAGTATACAAGAATTTGATAGAAGTACAGGATGTATGTTAGTATTTCCATCTTTTATCGCACATAAAGTAAATAGTGTGACAAGCGGTAAAAGAACTACGCTTGTTACATGGTTTGAAGGACCAAATTGGAAATAATTTTTAAAAGGAGAAAATATGTTTTCACAATCAATTACATACCCAACAGCTAGTGAAATTAATTCAGCAATGGCAGGTGTGTATAAAAATATGTCACTTGCTGTATTAGTTAGTATGCTTGTTTCATATTATGTAGGTACTACCCCTGCATTGCTTCAGTTCTTTTTTACAGGTTTTGTCAAGTGGATTGTTATTTTTGCACCATTAGTTGCAGTGTTTGCTGTGACCTATGGATTATCACAAGTACAATCTAAAGAAGTTGCATTATTGATGCTATTAGGTTTTGCTGCACTAATGGGTTTAAGTTTTGCTACAATCTTTGCAGTATACCAAATGGGTAGTATCTTTACTGCATTTATGGGTGCAGCAGTTTTATTTGGAACGATGAGTTTTTATGGTTACTTTACTAAAAAGAATCTTGATAGTATTGGTAAGTTTCTGTTTGTTGGGCTTATTGCTATTGTTATCGCCTCTATTATTAATATCTTTATTGGTAGCAGTGTTGCTGCTATGGTTATTAGTGCACTTGCTATTATTATTTTTCTTGGTTTAACTGCGTATGACACACAGAAAATTCGTGAAATGATTATGGAAGAAGGTGCAACTGCTAGAGTAGAATCATTAGGTGCGTTAACACTTTACCTTGATTTTATCAATATTTTCTTGAACTTATTACAGTTGTTTGGTTTGAAGAAAGACGATTAACAAAGTCTAATAGCAGCATATGGTGCCTACCATGGTGCCAATGCTGCTTTATATATTTGTACTTATTGTACCAAAACTTCTCACTTTCAGGGTGGCATCCAATAATACCTATGTTGTTTTGTATAATTGCCATAGGATCATTATTAGAATATCGTGCGATTACTTTAAACTTACGTTCATTACCAATCAATGAACACCCATCATAAAAAAACATTTCTTCTTCATCATGCAACCATTGCACATTAGCAACTGTAGCATATGATCGTTTAATATCAGTGTCAGGTCGCTTAATATATTGCACAGCCTCTACACTTTTAAGTATGTTAAAGTAATAATGTGATGCCCAATATGCACCCATACAAATACCCAAGTAGTAACCACCATTGGTTACAAAGTTTTGTATGGATTGTATAGTTTCTTGTGAGAAGAATTTGTAGAATTTGTCACTGCTACCAATGCCACCTGGGAAAGCTAGGATATCAGCTTTAGATAATACTTTGTTTATATTGTCTTGTTCAGACCAAATAGTTATTTTGTAGGATTGCTGCAAGGCATTGATCATACCATTGCAGCACCATATTGAGCATTCAGGATCGTGTTGAAATAATGCTATACTTTTTTTCACATTGGGTCAGCATCAGGAAAGTCATGACTTGAACCTGCTGATTGAACGTGCATATCAACAAAATCGTATTGTGAAAGTGTATAAATTAGGCTTTTAACAGTTTCAAGTGTTTCAAGTTGGTCTATTGATTCACTGTTTAATTCAACCTTAATGTCTAAACCATTGATTGTCATTTCTAATTTCATGGTAAAATCCTTATAATATTCTAATATTTATTCTAATTTACCACCACAGTGTGGGCATTTTTTAGTGTCATTAATATGTTCTTGTAAAACTTTTTCCCATTCTTTTATTTCACGTATAATACCTTTTAATGTTCTACGACAACGTATAGGTTTATCTTTTTCTAATTCACCCTTTAAACGTTTACGCAACATGTGAACTCGCTGTTCAAAAACCCCTAAAAATCCACCTGTTGAATCGCCCATTTATACCTCAGTTAAGTTATTTTTAAATATATTCCAAGCTTCTTCCCAACTATAACTTAGGCTTTCAAGCTCTACATTTTGTCTATTTAATGTTAAACATTCTGTTATAGATAATTTTAAATTTTCTCGTAAGTATCCTGTAACACCATGTTTTACAACGTCTAGTGGTCCTTGACATGGATATGCTGCGACAGGTGTACCACATGCCATGGCTTCAATCATTACAATACCAAATGTTTCCCAACGACTAGGAAATACAAATACATCAGCATTAGCGTAATATGTTGCTAAATCTGCCCCTGTTTTGAAACCTACAAATTCTACATCGGGATATTTTTGTTCTAATTCTGCACGATAGGGTCCATCTCCGACTAGTATTTTTTTTGCATGGAAATAGTTTAATGAACAAAAATCATCTAAATTTTTTTCTTTACTTATTCTACTTACACACAATAAATTAAGTTGATCATTTGTTTTTGTTCTTAAAGTTGATTTAAATATGGATCTATCAACTCCTCTAGTCCATGGTATAATATCACTTTTTAGACCTTTTTCTTTAAGTTGTTTTACCATAGACTCTGTAGTAGTTAAAACTTTTCCTGTATGTTTATGAAACCATTTTATGTATTTCCAAGTAATTGATTCGGGTAGTCCTAAAAGAGTTTTAAGTCCTTCAGGAAATTTAGTATGATAAGCAGTATTGTACCTAAAATCATGTTTTGTAAGATATGCTCTAGCCCACAGACCCACAGGACCCTCTGTTGCGATATGGATATGATTCGGATTGATCTCCTCAATCTTCTCGCCCATCTGCCTTGGTAAGGCAATCTTGACTTCGTTATATAGAGGGCAATCAATGTAGCTGAACTCATCGGGAGTAATATAAACAAAATGATAACCATCCCGAATCGCATACGTTTCAATATTTTTGTAAGTGGTAACAACCCCATTAATTTGATCATGTAAATTATCTGTTACTATTAGTATTTTTTTCACATTTTCCCTCTACTTTAAACCACGGAAATTTAACCCAATGTGCCATTGTTTGTAATGCGTGTTCACAACTAGCTTGATCTTTAAATTGAAGCTGTATGCGGCCTGGGATATCGGTTGGATCATACGTATTAACTACTATCAGAAATAACATCCACATAATCGTCCTTTGTATAGGGCCAATAAACAATTTCCCATTTTCCATCATCGTGTTCGACTAACGCAGTGCAACTTTCTACCCAATCACCATCGTTCATATATATTATTCCGTTAATGTCTTTGATTTCTGCGTGATGGATATGACCACAAATAACTCCATGATACCCACGCTTAGAACAATAAATAGCCAAATTATTCTCAAATCTAAAGATAAAATCCACTGCTCGTTTGACTCTGCGTTTAAGATATTGACTAAGACTCCAATAACCGAACCCAAAACGGTGCCTAATACGATTAAATGTGGTATTAAGAGATAAAACAATGTCATAAGCTTTGTCACCTAAAAAACTTATCCATGGTGCTAATCTTGTTATGCCATCAAATAAATCACCATGTATAACCAAGTATTTTTTACCATCAATACCAATATGTTCAATTTGATTACATATTTTTATTCTCCCAAAATTTAAACCATATGGAATTAGTGGTCGTAAAAATTCATCATGATTACCTGATATGTAATATACTTGTGAACCACGCTTAGCATGGCCTAAAATTCTTCGAATGACATTAGTATGTGATTGTTTCCAAAACCATTTATTTTGCTGTATTTTCCATCCATCTATAATGTCACCAATAAGATAGATATATTCAGCAGAATTATTTTTTAAAAAACTAGATAAATTGTCTGCTTTACAACCTTTGCTTCCTAAATGAGTATCACTAATAAATATAGATCTATATTTCATAAAAAAATAACTATAGAAAGTTTCGGCTCCCTATAGTTATTTACAAATTTAAACTGATTTATATATTACAGTTGTATTACTTAATTTGACTCCATACTTTTGTACGTATGTCGTTTTGTAGTTTATCAGGTAAGTGTACATAGTCAAGTTCTTCACTTAATTTCTTACCATTTTTAAATGCCCAATCAAAAAACTTTAATACGTCTTGACTTGCTTTTTTGTCTGCAGGATCTTTATACATAATAATAAAGCTTGCTGTTGTGACAGGCCAAGTATCCTTGCCACCCTGATTTACAATACTCAGGCCCATTCCTGGAACTGAGAACCAATCTGCCCCCGCTGCGGCTGCTGCGAAAGTTGTATCATCAGGGTCAACAAAGTTACCTGCCTTGTTTTGTAGTTTCATATAATTCATGTTATTTTTCTTAACATAAGCATATTCAACATATCCGATTGCACCTTTTACTCTATTTACATTGGCAGCAACACCCTCATTACCTTTTCCACCAACTGAAGAATTTGCTGGCCACTTAACGGCTGAACCTTTGCCTACTTTTTCTTTCCATGCAGGACTTACTTCAGTAAGATAATCTGTCCAATTAAAGGTGGTACCACTACCATCAGCACGATGTACTACGGTAATATTTAAATCAGGTAATTTTTTACCTTGATTTAATGCACTGATTTTTGGATCGTTCCATTTCGTGATATCCCCCATAAAAATTTCTGCAAGGATAGGTCCTGTGATGCGAAGTTCACCTGCTTTAAACCCTTCAAGATTGATAACAGGTACTGTACCACCAATGATAACAGGGAATTGAATTTGTCCATTTTTATCTAAATCCTCACCTTTAACGGGTGCATCTGTTGCACCAAATGTAACAGTTTTTGAATTAATTTGGCGAATACCACCTGAACTACCTATACTTTGATAGTTTAGTTGTATACCACTTACTTTGTTATAGGCTTCTGCCCATTTTGCATAGATAGGATAAGGGAATGTTGCCCCTGCTCCTGTGATAGTTTGTGCATTGACGCTCAAACTAATTGTTACTGCTGCTATAAAACTTAAAATTTTCTTCATTTATATTCCTTTTAAAATTAATAACCAATAATTCCACCATCTTTTCTTGTAATAACAAGAGTTGCGCTACGTGGGCGACCTGTTACTCCATACCCTGCATTTCCAGGCCACTGACTTTGTGGAGCTGATCCTGTCCAAAATGACGCAGTAGTGTCCTCGCCAGGATGTTGAACGTTAACAAAAATTGTACGACCATCAGCAGACTCAGCGATTCCTGTTATCTCACAACCTGCAGGACCTGTCAAGAATCTACGCAATTTAGTTTCACCTAATTCTGCACCTACAAAGGTGTTTTGATCTTTTGTTGCCCCACTTAATGTATTAGTAATTGTTACAGATTTACCATCACCGACTTGGCCTGGGATGGCGACAAGCAGTTGATTATGTACTTCATCTGTGTAGGCACCATCATCCGTTTGAATCCAACAAAGTCCTGTAGCTTTACTGAACCATAAACCATCAGGGCTACTGAATGAATTTTTAGCTGTTAATTTACTAACATTACTTGCAGTATTATCTTCTTCTGATCCAAACAAGAAAATATCCCATACAAAACGTGAAGTTTCTTCACGAAAACGAATTATATGTCCATTAGGATTACCTGAGCCTTTTTTACCATCGGGATCAGCATATGAACGAGGATTTGCAGCATCTGTAGTGTTTGGCGTGCGATTTGAAGAGTTATTATTTGTTAGAGCAAAATAAATCTCACCATTAGATGGATTTACTGCACCCCATTCAGGACGATCCATTTTTGTTGCACCAACTGCATCTGCTGCAATTCTTGTAAAGACATAAATTTCAGCTTGATTATTAAATTTAAATGTTGAGTAATTTGCAATGGCAGGATTAGAAATACTTAATTCCAACCAAACACCTGTCCCATCTGAATTAAATTTGGCAACAAATAATTTTCCATCATTCATATATTTGTCACCTGCAGCAATTCCACCACCAAAATCAGCAGGATCCCAAGTTTTTGTACTAACCCATTTGTAAATATATTCATTACGACTATCGCAACCCATATAAAAAGTTACAGGCTTTCCTGCTTCTAATTTACCATAGACACAAGCTTCATGTGCAGTACGCCCTAAAGCGATTCTTTTTACAGGTTGACTATTAGGTTGGGTAGGGTCAATTTCAATAATATACCCAAATGTATGTGGTTCATTACGAAAATCATCTTTGCCTGTAACACCTTTTACACTAACATCCCAACGACTAAATCTAAATTCAGTATCAGGCATATCTGTTACAGTATGCCAACCTTGTGTATTAGCTGAAGTTGCTGTTGCAGAAAGAGCAGCGTTACGAACTCCATAACGAGCACGAGTTTGTACTATACGTGCATCAGGAGCTACACTACCCTTTGGCATTGAAAAATATGTTGCCCAATTTTCTTCACAAGTTAAAAATGTTCCCCATGGTGTATAACCTGTACCACAATTGTTTAATGTACCACGACTTGTAGCACCTGTAGGATCATATTTGGTCTGTAACAATGTTCTGATATTTGCTAATTCATTTGCAGGACCACTAATTTTCATTACAGTTTGTGGTGTAATTCTTCGATTATAATTACTATCAAGTTTATATGTCCACCCGCTTGAGCCTTTATTAATTTCTACAATACTTACACCATGGTGGTTAATTTCTTTTAATGATTCTAAACCAAGACGAGAACCCAAGTCCCATTCACCAAATTGGTCATATTTTTTACCACTTACCCCATTACTTGTTTGTCCATTTGGGTGAAAAAAGTGTGCATCTGATGAACTTTCATGATTCATACAAAGAAGTGCACGATCAGTATAATTTTTTGTATATTTACCATTACTATCTAAGTGAAATAATTCTACTCCATCGTGATGATCACCTACACGTTTAGACCAATCATCTGTCTCCAATCCTTTATTGCTATAAGCTGCAATAGAACTACTCATACGGTCACCCGTAGCATGCAATATTGAATATTGATAGCCTTCGGGTAACGTAACTTTATCTAAAATATTTTTCGGTACTGCATCAAACGACAATGACGTTGGTAAGTTAATACCATCATCTGTTGATGCACATGATGCCAAAGATGCACCTACCGCAGTTGTAAAAAACGCAGACCCTGTTTTAATGAATGATCTACGTGATTGATTTCCTAAAGATTCCTTAATAATATCATCTAAATGTTTGTTACTAGATGGGTTTTCATTTTCTATAAACATGTAATTTGGCTCCTTAATAAAACATATTTACAAAAATAGTAGCATATAATTATTACAGAATTATTACAATTTTAAAATTAGGATAGGTATAAATATTATTATAATTAAAGAATTATAATATGGCTAGTCCACCACCACATTATAGAGAGATCGTATTAATTGGTATATAGGTTAGTCAGGATCCATTTTGGGATATCTACACGCTTAGGCTAGCCTCACCTGAGGGATCGCACGAAGAGATTAAGAAGGCCAAAAATAATTGCTGTTAGGATCCTTAAACCTATTTTACATTGCACATTAAATTAATATAATCTTTATGATCAAGAACCATTAAATATTGTAATTGCATAGCAGCATTAGCACGATCTGCAACAACTTTGTTATAATTCTCTCTATTTTTTTCAAATAAATTTTCTAAACTTTGTAAATTAATTAGGTTTAAACCTAGATAAATTTGGTAAAAATTAACAGCATAAAACATTAGATAACGGTTAGGAAAATATGACCAATGAAAATGCCCCTGCTGAAATTGGCTAATCGTAGCTTGATTAAAAGGTGTTAATTCAAATGGTCTATCTTTCCAAAATTCTGTATCATCTCGATTAACAAAATAATGAGCTTGTATATAACTTATAATATTGTCAAACGATTCAGAAAAAGTAGCGTTATACAAATTTTCAACAATTTGATTATTAACTAACCATCCTTCTAGCATATCACTTAAGCCGTTTGCTTGTAATATAGTAAAACCAATACTTTGCGCTTCTAAAGGTTCTGCAAAACTACCTGCTAAACCAATACTTATACAGTTTTTAGACCAAAATTTTTCTAACCTTCCCGCTGTGAATGGAATATCCTTGCCAACTTTTTCTACTTTTTTCTTTAATGACTTAGATAATTCGTTTAACGCTTCGTCAGCAGTAATATAGTTAGTATTAAAAACGTAACCATTTCCATAACGTTCTTGTGTGGGTATTTTCCATGCCCATCCTGCACTTAATGCGGTGGCGGTGGTATATGGCTCGTAATTTTGATTTTTCTTAAACTCCGTAGGAAAAGCAATAGCTCGATTCATAGGCAAATATCGCTCATAACTTATCCATTTATTGTCTAATTCTTTACTGATTATACGATTCATACCGCTACAATCAACGAAAAAATCTCCACTTAATGTACTTTTATCTTCAAATTTTAGTGAACTAACATTGCCAAAATGATCTAAATCAACACTTTCTACATCATTTTCTAAAAAGGTAATTTGTCTTTCCATACATTTTTTAGTTAAAAACTCATTTAACGCAAACGTATCAAAATGGTACTGATTACCTACTAACAAGTTATTGTGTACAATTACCTTATGTTCACGGAAAATGTGAAATCCTGGCGAGACAGGAAACGGTGAATCCCTGTTGTTTAATGCTAAAAAGTTGTAGATATCCATACGGTTAAGACCTGAAAATTCCGCACCTCCGCCTACATTGTGACAATATTCGTGACCTTTTCTTAACCAATCTTTAAATAAAATACCAATTTTTACGGTAGCTTTGGTTTCTTTTATCAGTTCATTTACGCTGATATTCACCAAATTCATAAAACCATTCCAATGTTCAGTACTACCCTCCCCTACACCGATAATACCAATTTTTGATGATTTCACAATTGTAATATTAATATGAGCAAATTTTTCACGCATAATTAGTGCAGTTACCAAACCTGCTGTACCTGCACCAACTATAACCATCTTGTTGATGTTAGCGATCATAGATCAACCTTCTTAACCCGTTCAATAGGACTAGCACTATTAGTTTCAAACTTTTTAACAAAAAATACTTGTGTCAATCTTGGATCACCGCTTGTATACAAACTTTGTGCTGCATGATAACTCTCACCATCAATTAATATTAACCTATTGTATACATTGTGAACACGTGTTACTTCAGTAAACATACCATTAGACTTTTCAAAAATAGTGTCATAATTTTTGTCTTTGCCATTTTTATATAAATTTTCTTTTGCTTTTCTACCTGTTTTAAAGATATAGTCTTGATTAAAGTTTTTATTAGTATGATAAACACTAGTACCTGTGTTTAACTCATTATCAGGGTTGAGGTAGATAATACCTGCGTAAATCATATCATCTTTATGAATCCAACCCTTGTTTTTATTTGAATTAGGATCATCAGAGTAAGGTTCAATCTTTTGAAAGTAACTTAATACATCTAGTGATACAGTATGAAAGTTAGTATCATAAAAAATGTTTATAAGTTTAAGACAGAATTTCTGAAAAAATTCACCATCAAGTTCGTTTAGTAAGGCACTCCGTACCCCAGGCCACTCTCCCCTATCATTTGGTCCGTACTCACAAGCTAATGCCATTTCACGAACTTTATCGGGATTGTTGTAAAAATTGTCCATGACTAATGTTGGAAAATATACCATAATTATCCTTTTCGTATCAAAATAATATACTAATTTATACCCATTTGTGACGGACAATATATTTTTTCAACTGATAAATACCTTAAAGGATCACTTATGGCTGCAATCTATGTTCCTGTTAAAGGGTTAACAGGATTGATTAATATTCTTACGCTAGATACGTCAAATACGATTGCACAATGCTATACAGCAGCATCTACCGCTGAAGGTTTAACAGCATCATACTATCAACTTTTGGCACTTGAACGTGATCCTGACTACAACTCAGTTGATACACCTACTACAACTATTGGGCAACTTAACTTTGTTGGTGCTACAGGAAATAATCCTTTTACTAATATCACGCCAAATACTGATATGTTTTACTTTAAACCGTTACAGGAAAACCAAACTAGACAGTATTTACAAGTTCAAAGATTAGATATTGCTGAGCTAAAACGTAAAGGTGGTCCAAGTGGCAATACAACTATTCCTGCCTATAGAGCCAATAACACCTATGATATTTTATTATTACCTACACAATATGTGGGAAATACGGTAGTTAATAATCCACATCCTAGTGGTTTAATAGAAGGTAGACCATGGACGTAACTTTTTAGTACGTCTATGGATACTTTCTAAATTTACATAAATAAAATATAAAGGGAAGAACTTAAATCATGGCAATTGTACCTTCTGCAAGAACGATTATTAGTCCATTATCTGATCCTGCGCTTATGCGTAATGAAGTCATAGTATCAAGCGCAAACGGTCAGATTGCTATATTTCAAACGACAAAAGATATTTACGTTACATCTTATACTCAAGAGTATAATAATCAAAACATTATTAACCAAAACATAACGTATGATATTGTAAATCAGCCTGGGAATACTACGTACGGGGTACAATATAATAACGGTGGATCGTTTGCGTCAGAAAGTGGATTTACCTTCAACCCAAATACTTTTACACTGAATGTACCTAATGTTGCTGTAACAGGTAATACAAACTTAGGTGATGTACTTAATATTACAATTTCAGGTGGTTCAGCTAATCAAGTTCTTACAACAGATGGTACAGGCAACGTTTATTGGCAAAGCCCAATCATCTATGGTAATGCTGAAGTAGCAAACTACTTACCAACCTATACAGGCAACTTAAAAGGTGGTAACGCAAATATTAGCGGTGAAATATTAGCCAATGCGTTAAATGTATCTTTTAATGTCAATGCATACACTGTTTCAGCTAATTTCATAGCGGGTGATGGTTCTAACTTAAGTAACTTACCATTGGTAAATAATGCTGCCAATGCTAATTATTCAAGTTATGCAAACGTAGCAAATACAGCAGGTACTGTAACAACCAATGCTCAACCTAATATAACAAGTGTTGGTACATTAACAAGTTTAAGCGTAACAGGAAATATAACAGGTGGCAATGCAAACTTAGGTAATGCAATTAATGCAAACTATTTTATTGGTGCAGGAAATAATTTATCTAATATTCAAGGTCCTAATGTAGCAGGGACTGTTGGTAATGCAAACTTATCTCAATACCTCAATGTAAGTGATGTAAGTAATAATTACAGTTATCACGTGGTATTGAGTGCAGGATCAGGTGATAAAAGTCTGCACATTGATGCAGATGATAACCTACAATATAACCCAAATAGTGGTTTACTAACTGCCGTTAGAATGGATGCTAGCATTTTTGTTGGTAATCTATACTACTCAAACGGTTATCCTGTTGCTAATGTTGTAGGTATTGGAAACATTGCAACAATTAATTTGGATGGTAATTCAAGCAATGTATTACTTGGTAATGGTACATTTGGCGATGTGCCAGGTATCAAGGCAGTTATAGCAAACGGTGATTCAAACGTAAAAATAGCAACAGCCAATGGCAATGTTACAGTTAGTGTAGCAGGTAGTCCAAATGTTGGTGTATTTGGAACAGATTCTTTAACTATATCTTCTAATATTTTTGCAGGTAATACAGTAAACGCAGCAAATATTGTAGGAAATGTTGGTAACTTTGCCAATGCTTTTGTACAAAGCACATTAACTGCAGTAAACATTACAGCAAATACAGGCATATTTACAGGTAATGGTGGTGGTTTAAGCAATCTTGCAGGTGCGAATGTTACCGGCACTGTAGCAAATGCTAATTACGCAGTGTATGCAAATCATGCTGCTTACGCTAATGTGGCTAATAGTGCGTTAAGTGTTAATGTAGCAAACGTTGCAAACATTGGTAATGTAGCAACGCTAAATTTAAATGGTAATGGCTCAACATTTTTGGGTGGTAATGGCTCATGGTTAGTACCAATGGGATTGGTACAGTCAACCAATGTAGTTACAACGTCTAACGTATCTAATGGATATGGTTCTGCTTATTATAATATTTCATTTAATAACAATACGAGTGCAGTATTAAATGTAGAATTTCAGCTACCATTAAATTTTGATAGTAGCAACAGCAATGTATTATATGGTAATGGAGCGTTTGCTCCAAGTTACGGTAATAGTAACGTTTCAACATATTTAAATAGTTTAGGTAGTAATAATATTACTACCTCAGGCAATGTCACTGCAACAAATCTCACAGCAACTACTCAAGTTAAAACCCCATTAATTATATCAGGTAATAATGGCACTGACGGTAACAGTTTAACCATTGAAGCAAGTGATGCGGCAGCACCAAGTGGTAATGGTGGTAATTTAATTTTACGAGCAGGCACAGCAGGCTTTAGCGGTGTAGGTGGAGCTGTGTTTGTTGGACCAACAAATACTAGCGCAGTGTACCTTGGGGGTGGGCCTGGGTATGGGACAGCAGTGCCTGTGACGATACCTGGGAATTTGACGGTAAATGGTAATATAGGTACAACTAATCTCAACGTAAACGGCGTTAACGCAACTACATTAACAGGTACATTAACAACTAATGCTCAACCTAATATTACTTCAGTTGGAAACTTAACATCACTTATTGTAACAGGTAATACTACGGTTGGTAATTTAATTGGTCCTGTAGCCAATGGTAATACTAATTTAAATATTCCTGCTGCAGGTGGTAACCTAAACATTAGCGCAGAAGGTAATGCTAATATATTAGTCGTAACAGGCACAGGTGTAAATGTAGCAGGTACTTTAAATGCAACAGGTAACGCAAACGTAGGCAACTTAGGTACAGGTGGGTTAATTACTGCTACAGGTAATATAACAGGTGGTAATTTAATTACTGCGGGTACTATAAATGCATCAGGAGGTAACTTAGCTTCTAACTCATCAGTACAAACATATTATGATGGCGGCGCAGAAAATGGTGTTATAAGTTTTAATAAAGGTGGTTTTATTACAACAACCACTTATGGTCTTACATTAAACACAGGTGGTACAAATCAAAATATTGTTCTTAGCCCAAGTGGTTATGTAAACATTTTATCAAATGTGTTAGCAGGTAATATTCAGTCGAATGGGCAAATTGTAGCTAATAGTAACATTTCAGGTTTAAATTTATCCACAGCAGGTAATGTCAATGCAAATGGAAATATCAGCGCAGCTAATATTTCAGCTTCAGGAGCATTAAGTGTAACAGGTAATGCTGTAATTAGTGGTAACTTAACAGTCAATGGTAATATTACTTACATTAACGTTACAGAATTTTCAGTAAACGATCCTATTATTCAATTACAAACAGGAGCAAATGGTGCACCTCCAACATCTAATAGTGGTAAAGATGTTGGCGTAGCTATGAATTATTATGATACATCAGCAAAAATTGCTTGGATGGGATGGGATACACACAATGCTGAAATATCATTTGCTTCTACCGCTACGATAGCAAATGATATTGTTACTTTAACAAGTCTTGCTAATCTTCGTGGTGGCAATGCCATTTTTGGTAATAATGTATCTGCAAACTATTTTACAGGTACACTAACAACAGCTTCACAACCTAATATAACAACGCTTGGTACGTTATCATCTTTAGCAGTATCAGGTAACATTACAGGTGGCAATGTTTATGCAAATAGTGGCACAATTGGCGCATCATTATTAACAGGTACCTTAACCACTAACGCCCAACCTAACATTACAAGTGTTGGTACATTAACATCTTTAGCAGTATCAGGTAATCTAAGCGCAGGGAATGTTAATGCAGGAAACTTACTAAATGCTAATTTTGTAACAGGAACATTAACAACTGCTGCACAACCTAACATAACAAGTGTTGGTACATTATCTTCATTGGCAGTGTCAGCTAATGTTACAGCAGGTAATGTATATGCTAATAGTGGAATAATTGGTGCATCTTTACTTACAGGTACTTTAACAACAGGTGCACAACCTAATATTACTTCAGTTGGAACATTGTCATCTTTAGCTGTCACAGCAAATATATCATCAGGTAACGTTTATGCTAATAGTGGCACTATTGGTGCATCATTATTAACAGGTACGTTAACTACCAATGCACAACCTAATGTAACTAGTGTTGGTACACTAACATCATTAAATGTAAGTGGCAACGCAAACGTTGGAAATCTTGGTACAGCAGGTTTGATTGTAGCTACAGGTAATGTAACAGGTGGTAACTTAGTGACAGGTGGTGTGCTAAGTGTAACGGGCAATGCCAACGTAGGTAATCTTGGCGCAGCAAACGGTGTATTCACTACTAATGTTTCTATTGGTAGTTATATTATAACACCTGGCGGGGTTGACTTGATGATGTTACCTGCAACTCAGGTAACACGAAACTATGGTAACTTAGACCCATATACAGGTGGTTATTATCTTGGTGGTGGTACAAGATGGACAGGAATCAGAGCAAATAGTGCAGATTTTGCAACCACATTAAACGTAACAGGTAACGCCAATGTAGGCAATCTTGGTACAGGTGGATTAATTACTGCTACAGGTAATATAACGGGTGGTAACTTAGTAACAGGTGGTGCATTAAGTGTAACAGGTAATGCGAATGTAGGTAATCTTGGTACTAATACAGCAATAATTACTACAGGTAATATTACCACAATCAATAGTGGTTTATTACAAAATGGTAATAGTAACCATACCATAGCAGCGAACGGTAACCATACATTTTTTGTGTCAGGTAATGCAACATCTCAGTTGACATTAACATCTACAGGAGCAAATATAAGTGGCACAGCTAATGTCACAGGTAATGCAAACGTAGGTAATCTTGGTACTACTACAGCAATTATAACAACAGGTAATATTACAACAATCAATAGTGGTTTGTTACAAAATGGTACAACTAACCTAGCTATACCAACAAGCAGTGGAAACTTAAACGTTAGCGTAGCAGGTACAGCTAATGTACTAGTCGTAACAGCATCAGGTATAAACACATCAGGCACAATTAATTCAGTTGGTAACGCTAATGTAGGTAATCTTGGTACAGCAGGTTTGATTGTAGCTACAGGTAATGTGACAGGTGGTAACTTAACTACAGGTGGTGCATTATACGTCACAGGTAACGCAAACACAGGTAACATTGGCACCAATACAGCTATTATTACAACAGGCAATATTACCACAATTAATAGCGGATTGTTACAAAATGGCAATAGTAACCATACCATCGCAGCCAATGGAAATCACACATTCTTTGTTACAGGCAATGCAACATCACAGCTTACTTTAAGTTCTACAGGGGCAAACATTGCGGGTACTGCCAATGTATTAGGTAATGCTAATGTAGGAAACCTAGGTACAGCAGGATTAATTGTAGCTACAGGTAATATAACAGGTGGTAATTTAGTAACAGGTGGTGCACTAAGTGTTACAGGTAATGCTAATACAGGTAATCTTGGTACTAATACAGCAATAATTACTACAGGTAATATTACCACAATCAATAGTGGTTTACTACAAAATGGTACAAGTAATCACACGATTGCAAGTGGTGGCAATCATACATTCTTTGTAGCAGCTAATGCAAACTCACAATTGACTATTACATCTACGGGTGTCAATGTGGCAGGTACTGCTAATATTGTTGGTAATGCAAACGTAGGCAACTTAGGCACTGCAGGGTTAATTGTAGCAACAGGTAATATAACAGGTGGTAATTTAGTCACAGGTGGTGCATTATCAGTAACAGGCAATGCCAACACAGGTAATCTTGGTACTAATACAGCAATAATTACTACAGGTAATATTACAACAATCAATAGTGGTTTAATACAAAATGGTACAAGTAATCATACCATTGCAAGTGGTGGTAATCATACATTCTTTGTAGCAGCTAACGCAAATTCACAATTAACTATAACATCATCAGGTGTTAATGTGGCAGGTACTGCTAATATTGTGGGTAACGCAAACATTGGTAACATTGGTACGACTACAGCTATTATAACAACAGGTAATATTACCACAATCAATAGTGGTTTATTACAAAATGGTAATAGTAACATCGCAATTACTAATAATGGCAATGTAACAATTAATGCAGTTGGCGGACAGAGATTAGTATTGACATCAACAGGTGCAAACATTGCAGGTACTGCTAATGTCACAGGTAATGCGAATGTGGGTAATCTTGGAACAAGTGGTGTAGTACTAGCAGGTACGAGTATTACAACACCACAATTTATTTCTAATGTTGCCAATGGTACATCACCTATTGTTGTAACAAGTGTCACCAAAGTAAGTAATTTAAACGTTGATTTTGTTGACAATTATACAACATCAATTACACCTGATACTAGCGCATATGCTAACGGTGTCGCAACTAAAGAAACCATTGTTGTACGTGATAGTAATGGTAACATTAATGGTAACAATGTAAGTGGTACAATTCGTCCAACGGGTGGTAGCGGTTCATCATCAGGAATTATATTCCCGCCTGACCCTGGCGGGGGTGGGGGTGACTTAGCCTCAATTAAGTACTATGCAAACGTAGGTGAGTCTACTATATTAGAACTTAATGTAGTAAATGATGCAGATGATATTATCTTACTCAATGCTTCAGGTGGTACTAGAATAACCAATGATGTTACTATTACAGGAAGTATTGCCAACGTTGTTAATATTACAGCAACGGGTTATTTTAACTTAACGGGTAATCTCTCAGCAAACAATGTCACAGGTACATTACGTCCAACAGCAGGTAGTGGCAATGCGGGTATTATTTTCCCTGATAACCCTGTAGGTAATACAGGTGATGGAGCATCAATTAAGTACTATGGCACAGGATCAGGCGATGATACTGTTCTAGAAATTACGGTAACTGATAACCCAACTGATACAATTCGCTTAAATGCATCAGGCAGTACTAATGTTACAAGTAATTTAAATGTTGCAGGTATTACCAACTTAGGTAATATTAGTAATGTTAAAATACTTGGTGGCACAAATGGTCAGTATGCACAAACTGATGGTACAGGTAATTTAGTTTGGGCACAAGGTACTGCTATATTAACAGGTAATGGTACATCAAACGGTGCCAATACACAAATACAGATTGGTGATGGTACAGGAAACTTTGTTGGAGCAGCAGGATTTACTTTTGACAAAGCTTCTAATTTGTTTACCACACCTGCTAATGCTAATGTAGTTGGTAACTTAAATGCTAACAATAACATTGTTGCAAATGGATATCTTGTATCTAAATCATATAGTGGATCTACTGAAGGTGGTCAATTAGTACTAGCTTGGAAAAATACAACTAATGTTGTAAATCAAACTAATTCTACATGGAACTTAGATAGTGATAGTAGTAATGCATTTAGAATATTCTATCAAGATGCAGGTGGTAGCACAGGAGTAGTATTCACTGCTAATAGTAGCACAGGAAATCTTACAGTAGGAAATGTATCAGGAACAATCTTTAATGTATCTTCAAGTATTACTACACCACAATTTATATCAAATGTTGGCACAGGTGTTGCACCATTAGTAGTATCAAGTACAACCAAAGTAACTAACTTAAATGCAGATTACTTAGATGGTTATGACACAGCAACAGCAGCCACCGCAAGCACTGTAGTAGTACGTGATAGTAACGGTAATGTTAATGCTAATGTATTCAGTGGTAATAATGTCACTGTAACAAGCCAACTTACTTCAACAGTTGCTACAGGAACTGCACCATTAGTAGTGTCAAGTACAACTAAAGTAGCTAACCTTAATGCAGAATTATTAGATGGATATGACACAGCAACTGCTGCAACGGCGAGTACAGTTGTTGTACGTGATAGTAACGGTAACATTACAGGAAATAATATATCAGGTAGTGGAACAATTAGTGCATCCTTACTAACGGGCACGTTAACAACTGCAAGTCAACCAAACATTACTACAGTTGGTTCATTGACTAACCTAAACGTAAGTGGAAATGCGGTAATTGGTGGTAATTTAACTGTTGAAGGTAATATTGTTTACGTTAATGTTACTGATTTATCGGTAGAAGACCCAATTATTCAGTTACAAAAAGGTCCAAATGGTGCTGCACCTTCGTCTAATAGTGGTAAGGATGTTGGTACTGCATTAAATTATTATGACACATCAGCTAAAGTAGCATGGATGGGTTGGGATGTAAGCAATACTGAAATATCATTTGGTTCAAATGTAACTATAGCAAGTGAAGTAGTAACCATTAATACACTTGCTAATATTCGTTCAGGTAATGCACAACTTGGTAATTTAGCTGTTGCAAATTTTGTAACAGGAACATTGACAACTAATGCACAACCTAATATTACATCGGTTGGTACGTTAACATCACTTTCAGTAACAGGAAACGTTAGCGCAGGTAATGTAAGTGGCACATTATTAACAGGTACGTTGACAACTAATGCACAACCTAATATTACATCGGTTGGTACGTTAACATCACTTTCAGTGACAGGTAATGTCAGTGCAGGTAATGTTAGTGGAACTTTACTTACAGGTACTTTAGCCACAGCAGCACAACCAAATGTTACATCGGTAGGTACATTAACTTTATTAAGTGTAACAGGTAATGTCAGTGCAGGTAATGTTAGTGGAACTTTACTTACAGGTACTTTAGCCACAGCAGCACAACCAAATGTTACATCGGTTGGTACATTAACTTCATTAAGTGTAACAGGTAATGGAACATTTGGAAATGTTTACGCAAATAGTGGAACAATAGGTGCGTCATTATTAACAGGCACATTAACAACAAATGCTCAACCAAATATAACTAGTGTTGGTACGTTAACTTCATTAAGTGTAACAGGTAATGGAACATTTGGAAATGTTTACGCTAATAGTGGAACGATTGGCGCATCATTAGTTGCGGGTACGTTAACCACAGCAGCACAACCTAACATTACAAGTGTTGGCACATTAACATCCTTAACAGTTACAGGTAATATCAGTGCAGGTAATATTAATTCTAACGTAAATGGTTTTGCAATTGGTTATCGTGATGTGCCACAAGTTGCAGCAAGTAATGTAACCATAGCAGCAAGTGATGCAGGTAAGCACTACTATTCAACTACTGCAGGAAACTTAACATTAACTATTCCAAATAATGCAACAACATCATTTGCTACGGGTACTGCAATTAGTATTGTTGTACAAGCAGCAGGAAATGTATTAGTTAATGCAGCAAGTGGTGTAACGCTATATATGGCAGGAAATAGCACTGCAGCTAATCGTGTAGTAGGTACATACGGAATGGCGACATTGTTAAAAGTAGCTAGTGATACATGGTTTATTAATGGTACAGGGGTAAGTTAATGACGGGCACAATGATGCTAGTTATCAACAATGTAAAGCAATCTGTTGTCCCTAGTGGTATAGTAACATCAAATTTATTCATGAATTTGGATGCAAGTAATCCAAGTAGTTACCCTAAGACGGGGACTACTTGGTTTGACCTGCAAGGCACTAATAATGCAACAATAAACGGCGCAACATATAGTGCAACAGATGGCGGTATTTTTACCTTTAATGGATCAAGTAATACAGTCAGTATACCAAATAATGCCTCGTTATCCCTTAGTACTACTGAGCAAAGGACAATACAAGTATGGGTAAAGTTTAATAGCTTAGCAGGAGCAGGATCACAAGTGCCTGTATTTGGCAAGTTATCAAATAGTTTTAGTTTTGATGGTTATTGGGGTGGGTTATACAGCAATGCAGGTGTAATAAGATGTACCACTAATGGAGCTTCGGTACAAAAAATTTCAGATTCTACACTAACTGTTACAACAAATACATGGTACTTATTTACTTTTATTTCCCAAATTACATCCACTGCGAATACAACAAAATTTTATGTCAATACAACTGAATACATTAGCACAGCACACGGAAGTGACACTTATACTGAAAGTAATCCGTTATATCTAGGTTATATTGGAGCAGGTGTAGGTTCATTGTACTTAAATGGACAAATAGGAGCATGTTTCTTTTATACTTCAGGTTTATCACCTGCAAATATTTTACAAAATTATAACGCTACTAAAACTAGATTTGGATTATAAAATGACAGGTATAGTAAACTTAATGATAAACAATGTTAAACCTGTAACATCTCAAAACATTGTAACTACTAATCTTTCACTATACTTAAATGCACAAAATTATTCAGGTAGCGGAACGTCATGGACTGCTTCTAACGGGTCTAACGCTACACTATTTAATACGCCAACTTATACGTCAGCCTCTCCTACTTATTTTTCATTTGACCCCACTGCATTTGAGTATGCAACAGTTCCAAACATAGGGAGTTTAACTAATTGGACAGTGGAATCGTGGACAATGGTTACGTCGAATTTGACTTCTCCAACAAAAATCACTTCGATCATTTGTAATCAATTTAATGGTGTTAGTAATTTAAATTATAGCTTAGGCACGAATAATGCACCAACTAACTATAATTTAACTGTAGGTTTTTACGATGGTGCATGGCGAAATGTAAGTGGGTTTACACCTACACTAAATGTATGGTATCATTTAGTAGGTACCTATGATGGTGCTACAATAAAGTTATATGTTAATAATAGTTTAAATTCTCAAACTACTTACTCAGGTACTCCTCAATCAGGTGGTGAAGTAAGAATTGCACGTCGATGGGATAGTAGTGATGTTGATAATATTAACTTTTTCCCAGGCAGAGTTGCTGTCGCAAGAATATATTCTACAGCATTGAATGCATCACAAGTTACACAAAATTGGAATGCAGAGAGAAGTAGATTTGGATATTAAAAAGCCCCACTTAAGGGGCTTTAAATTATAAAATTAAAAACGGTATCCACATCCAAATAGCTTGACTTACAAATAAGCTACCGAATACACCAACCACTAAACTAATCCAAAACATAGGCATACTAACTGCTAGTATACTTGCTGTTAATAAAACAATGGCGATTTGCAACGTGCTACCACCCCATGTAAACCATGGAGATTTTTGTTTAGCAGCATCACGTTCTGCTTCAAGTGCCTTAGCTTTTTCTTGAATTTCTTTTTTATCGTCGCTCATGCGTTTAGCTTCAGCTAAAAACTTTTCTTTATTTTCAGGCTTTGAAGCTTCAGCAGCACTGATTTCATAAAGTACACCACGAACATTTTTTGCTTGATACCATGCCCACATGTTGTTGGCTTGTATCGTATTATTTTGTATTTTACTACTATTACTTCCACCTAGCATCGTGTTAATTGCTAAAATAGCTGCAAGAAATACAATTACAAATCCTGCTTTGTCTTTGATTTTAGCTTCTTTTTCGCTACGTGAAAGAGGTTTAACTTCTTGTTTTTGTTCACTCATTGGTCTTTCCTTTGTTTATAAAACCTGTAATTCTATCTTGAATCATTTTTGCCCAAAATGGTTGTGGAAAATTCCATCCAACAAATGCACCAATTGCTAGCCATAAAAGAATTTCAAGCATTTTTTTGCCCTCCTATGTATTAACTACCACTAGTATTTAGTACATATTCAGCCCTAAATACATATGACCGTTTCAAAGGAACTGAGAATGAAAAAAATAATAACAATCCTTTGGTCAGCTTTATTAATGTCTACTGTATTTGCACAAACAAATACTAGCACTCAAAGCACTACCAATGGCACTACAACAAGTAATACCAATTTAATCAACAATGGAACATATGATGGTGGTAGGAGTTTAGTTGATACTAATTCCACGAGTAATAGTACAAGCACAGTAACCACTAACAATGTTAGCACTAGCACATCAAATGCTATATCCACTAGTACTGTTAATAGCAATTCTGTTAATACAAACAACAATAACAATAATAGCCAAAGCACTACAGTGAACACTAACATACAAAGTGGTACTGCAACAAACATCAATGATAATCGTATGTCAGGATCCGTGACTTACAACAACAATAATAATATGAGTGGGTCTGTAACTTATGTTAATGATAATCGTATGTCAGGATCAGTAACATACAATAATAATAACAACACTACTAGTACTAATGTTAACAAAAATGAAAATACAGGTACAATGACTTATAATAATAACAATGTGAATAGTGGAACGATGACTTACAATAACAACAATGTTACTACAGCCACAAATAAAAATGAAAACATAAACAGTGGAACGATGACCTATAACAACAATAATTTAAGCACAAGCACTAATGTAAACAAAAATGAAAACACAGGCACAATGACTTACAATAACAACAATGTAACAACGAGTAATGCTACAAGTAATATCAATAATGTACAAACAGGAGACATGACTAATAGGAACATTAACACTACAACATCTAACGCAACAAATATCAATCAAAACAATAATAACAGTACGAGTGTTAATACAAATATTCAACAAGGTGATATGACTAATCGTAATATTAACGATACTAATATTACGCAAAAAGTAATACAACCTCCTCCAACAGCTATAGCACCTGCAATGATGAGTGGTGGTGGACAAGATTTGTGTACTACAGGACAGAGTGGTGCATTGCAAACACAATTGTTTGGTGCAGCTTTTGGTGGCACATCACGTGATTTAAATTGTGAACGTTTGAAGTTAAGTAAAACTTTGTATGATATGGGTATGAAAGTAGCAGCAGTAGCAACCATGTGTCAAGATCGACGTGTATGGGAAGCTATGATGGCAGCGGGTACACCATGTCCATATGAAGGTCAAATTGGTGAAAAAGCTAAGGCATTATGGGAAGCAAATCCTAATAAAATTCCAAAGTATGATTATAAAACGGTAGCTGAGGTTAATAACCAATGATCAACAAATTAAAGCTTGTTGTTTGTATGTTGACGTACACTTTCGTAACATCATTGCATGCTCAAGTACCTGAAAGTGTAACAAGTAGTTTGGTCAACAATACTGCCTCAGCTACAGCAGTAACATCAACATGGCAAAATGTTGGCACAATCAATCAACCTATTACTTGTTGGGCACCAAGCGACCCAGGCTACTGTGGTCCTCTACCCTATGCGAATGGTTTTGGTCCTAATGGGCTAAATTTTAGTTTTGGTATTGCTGATGCATTTCAAAATGTAAATGTTGCAAAAGCTTTACCTAATTCAGGAACAGGTTTAATTACGACAGGTTTTAAATTTAGTTGGATGAGTAAAAATGGTAATGGATGGGATGATGGGCGATTAGATCAACTATCAGCTTATGTTAATTTATATGATAAAAGTAATTCTAAAGTACTTGAAAATTTTTATTGGAACTTAAATTATATTCATAATTGGACAACTTTTAGTTATGAAAAAAATTGGTCAAAAGAATATAGACCTAATGATGTTGGTAATGTACGATTTGGTTTTGTGGGTGGGGATAATAATTTTTGGGCAGGACCGTACGGACCTGAAATCACCAACATTAACTTTCAATTAAAATATAAACCTGATCCTTGTATAAAAAATCCATTGTACAGTCCTGAGTGTCCAAATTTTATGAAAGAATTAGAAAAAAATTCTTCAACTACTACAACATCAACTACTTCATCACCAAGTACATCATCAAATGATTTACCACCGCCTGAAAATGACCAAAACAAAAATAATCCACCTAAAGATGAAAAGTTTGATTTAGCACAAAAAGAAGAGGGTGTAAATGAAAACGTACATCATGAAGAACCAATTAATAATTCAATGGACAAATTAGTAGATACATTAATCAAAATACAAGATAATCAAGCTAAAGAAGAAAAGCTTACTATGGATGCTTCAAAAAATGCTATCAATGAAAATGACAATGTTACTAAACAAACAGTTAAAAATGCAGAACAAGTTGCTAGCAGAGCAGTTCGTTTAAGTCAAGAAAGTTCCACGCAACAACATCAAGTTAGTATGGACGTAGCGACCAAAGATAATAAGGGTCAGCAATCTTTATCATTATTTGTAACTCCTACCGCTACAACATTAAATGCCTTTCAATTACCTAATGCTACACAACAATTTAATATTATACAAAACCCAATGCAAAATAATCAAGCTACAGCGCAATTATTGACAACTGAACAACCAACTATCAAAACTCAATCAAGTAATTTGAGTATGACAAATAATTTAGTCCAAACTGAAACTACTGTATCAGTATTTGCACCATTACAAACTATGACACAACAAAATTTACAAAGTACAAGCGTTAATACAGCAAGTATTAATCAAAATACTTTAATTAATCCTTTGGCAAATCAGGTAACAGAAACACCAACATTGTCAACAAGTTTTCTCACTAATAAGGCTGATCCAATTAATTCTATTATTGAAACAAAAAATACGGTTGAAGATAAGAAAGAAGAAGTTAATACAGCAGCAGTAAAGCCAAGTGTGCAAGATAATGATGCTGCGGGTGGTGTATCTATTAATTCAATTGCTGTAACACCTGTTGGTTTTAATGCTTATAATGTTGCATTAAGAGATGTTGCATTTTATGCACCAAAGGAGATTTATCGTAATCAACGTACAGTTGATAATGTACGAGCATTGCGACAATTGGCTAGTGATCGATTACATCAGGAAATGGTCGATCAACAATATAGGAGATAAAAATGACTGAAGAAATTAAAGATGTAAACAAAAAAATTGATGAGGCACAAGCAGCAGTAAAAAAGTATGCTAGTGCAGATACTGTAATTAGTATAGGTGGGTATGAATTTACACCTGCTAAGCTTATGGTAGCCTTTACTTTGGTATCATCCATATTAGGTGGACTATATGGAACCTTCGAAGTATATAAAGATTACATGGGTATGAAGAAAAAGATTGCTGAATATGTTGCACCTGATTTGACTGAATTTGACAAACGTTTAGCATTGATTGAAGAAAATGCTAATAAGACACAGAAAGCTGTACAAGATGGTAGTGATAAAACAGCAGAATATACACGTGATATTAAAAATGATTTAAAGAACGACATTCGTCGATTAGAAAAAACTGTTGAAGATGTAGAACGAAGAAATAAAGATCAACAACGTGAGCTTGATAAAACAGTAGCTGAAGTAAAGACTGATGTACGTAACATACAAAAAGCTTCTGATGCGGCGTTAAATGGTGCTACTAAAGAGATTAATCGTATGGCTGCAGAAAACACTAAAGCAATAACTGCAAATAATAAAGAAGTAGATGCTAAGTTAAAAGCGTTAGATAAAAAGATTAATGAGGATCTTAAAAAAGCACTTGATAATCCACTAGCTAATAGATAATTATTGCCCTTCTTCTTTAGTCCATTTATATTCAATTAAACATTGTCTTGGTACTAGTTTTTTATCAATAGTAATAATAACTATGTATTCGCATATTCTTTTCATTACGTCTGTATGAGCTTGAAGTCTTTTTTCTAGTAGTTTAATGTTGTTTTCTAAAACTGTATTTTGGGTTTCGAGTTTTTGTATTAAAAGATTTTGTTTTTCAATTTGCGACTCTATTGAGCTTAACGGGTTTACAGTCACTACTTGTTGTTGTGGTTCTAAAACAGGTTCTTTTGGAGGTGATTTGGTAGACAAATTTAATATTAATATTAACGATATTAAAGATAGTATGATAATAAAAGTATAAAGAGGTTTGCTTTTTATCCATAGTAAGATTTGTTGATACCTAGATAGTTCGACTCGCTGTTGTATTTTTCGTGGCATAATTATTCCTAATTTTAATAAATATTTATAAAAGAACAACATGATTGATTGGTCAGACATTAATAAAGTACAACTAGGATTGAATGGCATACTAGTTTTAGTTGTAGTTTTTCTTGTTTTTATTCTATATGTTTGGCATAGAGATAGTAAAAGTAACATTGACCTAAAAGATCTTATTTGCGTAGATAACAAAATAGATGAGAAAAAGTTTGTAAGGTTTGGTGCATGGATTGTGTCAACATGGGGATTTGTATATCTGATTGTAGAAGAACGATTTAGTGAATGGTATTTTGCAGGATATATGGCAGCATGGGTTGGTAACGCATTAATTGACAAATACATTACTAATAAAAAAATATATGAAGAACCTATTGAAGAAAAAACTAAAAATTTAAAGTGGAAAAAATATGATTAAAACAATAATAATATTATTATTTTCATTGGTTATAGTTGGGTGTGAAGCAAGATATCGTTATCCTTGCCAAGATCCTTCTAATTGGGGCACTGAGCGTTGTATTAAACCTGTTTGTGAAGTCAACCATGATTGCCCTGAACAAGTTTTTAACAAAAAAGTTGTGGAGTGTAAAAAATGAACGATATGGACGCACAAAAAGTAAGTAAAAACGGTGAACGTTATACAGAAACAGAATTAATGGTACGTTTGAAAGTATTCATTGGTAGCTGTTTAGCACTTACCTTAATTGGTATTGTGTTTACTGTATTATATAGTATAATGTTTGTTACTCAACCATTAGATGCTATTAGCCCGATTGATAGTAAATTCTTTGAATTAATCATTCCTGTGGCAACATTCTTGTGTGGTACATTGTCAGGTATCATGTTGGCAGGTACAGGACGTGAAGCAGCGTTGGCAGGTGCACAACAAGCTAATGCTACTAATGCGGCACAAAAAGAAAAGGATGCTCAAAAAGAGAAAGAAGGTAAATCCGAAAAATAGGATAAATATTTTATATTACCAAGGGGTTTACCATGAAAATTTGGGACATTGCAGTAGATGATGATATCCGTGAGGGTGACGAATTTGACCTAGAATTAGGTGATATTTTAGTTGAAACTACTGTATCTGAAGTTGTTGAAGATGGTATTGTCATACACGCTGATGCTGTAACATTGCGTCATATTATGGAATTTGTAAAATTACCTTTACACGAATCCGAAGATATGGAAGAAGCTAAGTACCAAGGTCGTGAAGTTAGTTTAGGAAAACCATTTTTAACTCCTGATGGTCCTAAAAAAAGATCAGTTTATGTCAAAAATCCTAAAGGAAATGTTGTCAAAGTAAACTTTGGCGACAAAAAAATGAAAATAAAAAAATCAAACCCAAATAGAAGAAAATCTTTTAGAGCTAGACATAACTGTTCCACTGCAAAAGATAGAACAAGTGCAAGATATTGGAGTTGTAAATTTTGGTGAAAAATAATATGTTTATTGTTTATAAATTTACTAATCTTATATCTAATAAGTCTTACATTGGTTATACAAAATTTTCCCTTGAAAAAAGGTGGGATCAACATTGTAAATTAAGTAATAAAAATTTAGATAATAGAAAATTTTATAACGCAATTAGAAAATATGGTACTGATTGTTGGAATAAAGAAATTCTTTTTGAAGTTGAAGAACATGGGTGTGCACAAAAAAAAGAAATAGAGTTTATTGAAAAATTTGATACATTTAATAATGGATATAATTTAACACTTGGTGGTGATGGCAATAATGGAATTGTAATGTCAGAAGCATCGAACCTTAAAAGAAGTATAGCTTTGAAAGGTAAACCAAAAAGTAAAGAAACTATTGCTAAGTTTAAATCACGAACTCAAACTTCTGAAACTATAGACAAAATTTCAATGTCCCACAAAGGCAAGAAAAAACCTTGGGTAAAGTGGAATTCTGATCAAATTACTAAAAGAGCTTTAACAAGAAGATCATTAAGTAAAGATCAATATGATACTATAATTATGATGAAAAAGCAAAACAAGAGCTTAAAAAATATAAGCATTTTGTTAAACATTAATTATGATGTCGTTAAAAAATGGCACAATAAAAGTTGGGATTTATAAATCATGGATATCCTAGAAATCTTGAAAACAATTCAAGAAGATTGGATGCTGCTGCTTTTCTTTTTTACTTTGGGTGGTGCATGGATTCAAGGTAAGATGTGGTTTGAGCGTGTTAATACTAATATTAAAAAAGCTAACGATCAACACACCGAACAAAATAGGATACTTTCAGGTGTAAAAACTGACCTAGACCACTTGAAAAATAAAGTTTCTGATATAGAATATACCGTAAAGAGTATACATGAAGAAGTTCATGATCAAGAAATTAAATTGGCAGTTTTAGAAAGTAAAAAAAATCGCTGATTATATTGTCCTATAAGTAGGGTATATGTCAAAAAATAAATCTGAACCACGCTTTGAAGTAATTACTCATGAAGATGAAAATGGGGATTTATTTATGCCCATACCACCTGAATTATTAAACCGTCTAGGTTGGAAAGAAGGTGACACTATTGATTTTAATTTGGATGATAAAGGTAGATGGATACTGAAAAAAATACAGTAACAAATGATGATATAAAAGAACTTATTGATAATTTAGATAAAATATCAATTACTGAAACTTATGAAGATACAATTAGTGTATCAGCTAATTCTTGGGCTGATTTGTATCCTTGGCTTAATACAGCAAACAGTATAGGATCGTTATCCACTATAACATCTTTAAGTCCATTATCTACATCACAGTTAAGTTCAATTTTACCTTATCAAAATAGTACTACTACATCACAGACCACTACTTATAATCTTCCTGTCAACGGCGGTGGTGGTTCTAGCGGTGCAGGTTTACTTGGAAATGCACTTACGGGAGCTATTTTAACAAGTGGCAGTGGTGGTAATTTGTCTTGGAATTCACCTAGCCTTGAGGTTAAAGGTGATGCTAATTTCGACGGTGATATTAATATAAAAGGTAAAAGTTTAAATAAAACTTTAGAAAGTATTGAAAAGCGTTTGGGTATACTACATGTAAATCCTGATTTGGAAAAACGGTGGGAAAAACTCAAACAATTAAGTGAAGAATATCATGCTCTTGAACAAGAACTATTATCAACTGAAGAAATGTTTAAAACATTAAAAAACTAATGGCAAAAGAAGAAACCATACCCTTACAGGGATCTGTAGTAGAAGTATTACCTAACGCTATGTTTAGGATTAAATTAGAAAGCGGACAAGTTGTAATAGGTTATATAAGTGGTAAAATGCGTAAAAACGAAATTAAAATTTTACTTGGTGATGCCGTTACACTAGAATTTAGTCCCTATGATTTTACTAAAGGTAGAATAACAAGGCGACACTAAACCCCTCAGGCTAAATAATTAGATGAGGGATTTAATTACATTACTTGAAGCAAAAGCTAAAATCGAACAAATTGAAATTGTTCCGTTAGCTTTTAAAAATACTCAATTTGCGCCTGTATTATCATCAGACGCAATGAACTTGCATCTAAAACTAGCACATGGTTATACAGAACGCTATAATAAAGATGAAGGTGATCCTGAATTTAATTATGCAGGTTACTTTTTACATAATACGCTATTTGCACAATATCGTGAACCACGTACCAATAATGTAGCTAATGGACCGATTGGCGGATTTATTAAAACTAAGTTTAAAAGTTATGAAAACTTTGTAGAACAAATTGCAATAGAAGCAATGAAGCTACAAGGTAGTAATTGGATTTACTTAGCACGTGATGGTAGCATTAAATCTATCCATAACCATGAAGTACGTGATGATATTTTATTGCTTATTGACATGTGGGAACATGCTTTTATATTAGATTATGGCACTGATAAGAAAAAATATTTAGAAAATATATTTCGCCTAATCAATTGGAACGTAATCAATGCACGTTGGGGTGAGGCATACAGATGAGAGCTAAAGAATTTATAACAGAAAAATGGAGCACAAAATATAAACGCTCTATTAATTGTAATAACCCAAAAGGGTTTAGTCAACGTGCTCATTGCCAAGGAAGAAAAAAGAATGAAGATGTACAGGTTGATGAGCGTAAGAAAAAACGTAAAAAAGTGAATCGAGCATATGGATATTTTGGTTATCCTTTAGCTATAACTGATATTGGTGGTGACGGTGGTGGAGATGGTGGGGGCGAATGAGAGCAGTTGAATTTATACTTGAAAATAAACATGTCGATGAAGGTTGGCGTGAGGTTGTTGCTGCTGCCATACCTATTGCAGGGCTAGGATTTCATGGTGCTAATTTATATAAAGGTGACAAAACTCCTCCTCAACCTGCAGCACAAGTTATTCAAGTTCAACCTAAACAACAAGTAAAAACGTTTCAACCATCAGAACCAATTCGTCAGGTTGCTCCACAGCCAAAAGAAGCACCACAAGTTAAACAAAAACAAGTAAAAAAAGAATATAAACCACTTACACCAAATGAACATGCGTTGTACACAATAGCAGTTAATTCAGGATTACATGGTATTGAATTGGCTCAATTTTTAGCACAAATGCAGCATGAAAGTTGGGATTTTAAAAAGTTACGTGAAGTACCACAGGGTAAAGATTATTTTAAAAAATATGATCCAAAACATGCTCCAAAAACAGCAAAAATTTTAGGCAACAAAGCCCCAGGCGATGGCGAAAAATACAAAGGACGTGGGTTTATACAACTTACAGGACGTGATAATTACAAAGCTGCGGGTGATGCTTTAGGTATCATGTTTGTTAACCCTAACCCAAAAGATAAAAAAGCTGAAAAATTAGCAGCACTTAATCGTAAAAAATTAGAAACAGATATGGTGCTATCCGCAAAAGTTGCCTTGTGGTATTGGTCAACACGTGTAAAACCTTATGTAAAAAATTTCTCTGATACTGCTGCAGTGACTAAATTTATTAATCCTGCTCTATATGGATTAAAAGATAGACATGAAAACTTTATGGATTACTTACAAAAAATAAAATGATTACACTAACAGAATCTGCTATAAAAAAAGTAAAAGAAATATTATCTGAAGAACCTAAACCAATGAAACTTAGAACTTACGTACAAGGTGGTGGTTGCAGTGGATTTTCATATGGATTTTCACTAGAAGATGACCCTACGCAAGAAGATGATTTTAGTTTACATTTTGATGGTATTGAAGTTGTGGTTGATGCCATGTCTGCTCAATACTTAGAAGGTGCGGAAATAGATTATCGAAGTAATTTAGAAGGTAGTCAATTTATTATCAAAAATCCTAATGCTCAAACAACTTGTGGATGTGGGAGTAGTTTCAGTCCATTCTAATCTAATATTGGGATAAATACCTGATATAGGATAAAGAATAATGGCAACTTCATCAAATATCACACTATCTAACATTAATGTAGGGCAACCTAATCAAATTGCCAACAGTGATAGTTTGTGGTTAGCATTTAATAAAGCACAGAATAACTTCTCTGCGATTTCAAACCAAGCAAGTCAATGGAAAACAATCGACGGAGGTAACGGGGTAAGTGTTACAGCAGTTAGTAACTCATCACTTGTCATTGAAAACACAGGGGTAAGGCAGATAATACCTGGGGACAATATATCGGTAAGCAATTTAGGTCTTGGTATTGTACAAATTACCGCTGTAGGGGGCGGAAACGGTAATGGTGGTAGTTCATTATCAGGTGTAAGTATTACAGCAGCCACAGGAGTCAATGTTAGCCCAAATGTTACACTACAAACAGCAGGTAATGCAAACTTTATTATTGGTTTAGCTAACAGTGGTGTTACAGCAGGTACCTATCGTTTTCCAAATATAACTATTGACCAATATGGACGTGTCACTAATGTAGCCAATGGTAACGCAGGTACAGTAACGAATATTGGGTTTGTCAATGGTAATGGTATTAGCGTAACAGGTGGTCCAATCACCACATCGGGTAATGTTACGATAACAAATACAGGAGTCACACGTTTAACCGTGGGTGCAGGTTTAGCAATCGGTAATAGTACTACAGGTATTGGTATTGCTAATACGCTAACAGGTGAAGTTATATTAACCTTAACAGGTGGCGGTGGTGGTGGAGGTGGTACGGTAACATTAGTAGAAACCATGAGTAATGGTGATATTTTAATGTCAACGACAAATCCTGTGCCAAACGGAGCTACTAGCGCACAAATTACAAGTGCAGGTACCATTTATTTTAGATTGGCAAATAATTTACCAAATATTACAGGTGTTGGAACATTATCTAATTTAAGTGTTGCGGGTAATGCAGTAATTGGTGGCAACTTAACCGTAATGGGTAACATGAATTATATAAACAGTAATGTTTATTATATTCAAGATCCTACGATTGAATTAGGTGGTGGAGCAAACGGTGCACCATTGACAACTAATGATGGCAAAGATCGTGGACTAATCTTACATTATTATAATGGTATACCTATCGACGCATTTATGGGTTGGGATACAGGTAACTCTGAGTTTGCTTTGGGTAGTAATGTATCTGAAACTTCAGCTAATAGTGGTGTATACCTGTTTAATAGTTACGGCAACTTACGTGCTTTAAATTACTTGGGTACAGGTATTGCAGTCAGTGCAAATGTTGTAGCAGGAAACCTTATTGCAAACTCTAACGCAAACATCACAGGTATTGCTAACATAGCTAATATGGTTGTGTCAGGTAACGCTAACGTCAATCAACTTAATGCTACTAACGCAAATATCAGTTCAAACTTAACAGTATCAGGTAACTTAAGTGGTGGTAATATTACCACGACAGGTGTTGTATTTGCAACAGGAAATATTACAGGTGGCAATTTACAAACTACAGCATCAGTAGTTGCAGGTAATGTTTTTGCAAATGCCAATGTATGGGCAAATACAGGCACTGTGGGTGGTTCATTACTGCGTGGAGCATTTGATACTAATAGTAGTAGTCAACCTAACATTACCACACTTGGTAACTCAATTGCTATAGGAAATATTTCATCGGTCAATAATGTAAACGTTAATGTACTTCTTACAACAAGTAACCTAACAATTACCGCAACTACGATTGCCAATGGTGTAATACAAGCTAACGCAAACATTGTAAGTAATGCTAACATTTATGCAAACAGTGGTACCATTGGTGCTTCATTATTAACAGGAACGTTGACAACAGCAGCACAACCTAACGTAACTAGTGTAGGTAATCTTTCATCATTAACTGTTGTGGGCAATGCTAGCGCAGGTAATTTATCTACCTCAGGATTCTTGACAGTTACCTCTAATGCAAATATTGGCAATCTGCAAGTCAGTGGTGCAGGTAACATTGTTGGTAATGCTAATGTTGGTAATTTAGGCACATCAGGATTAATTATAGCCACAGGAAATATTACAGGTGGCAATTTAACTACAGGTGGTGTAGTAGGTGCAACAGGCAATGTAACAGGTGGCAATCTTACTTCTAACGCAAATATTACTGCAGTAAGTTTTGTCATTGCAAATAACTTCACTGCTAATTCAAATATTGGTGCATCACAAACTATTACAGGTGGTGTCGTTAACTCAAATAGTTCGATGAGTGCTATAACAACGATAACAGGTGGTAATCTAATTTCCAATGGTTTTGCAAATATAAGTGGTAATTTAATTGCTGCAAATATTACATCAAACAATGTCATTTTAGCAACAAGCACCATTACAGGTGGCAATATTATATCCAATGGTTTTGCTAATGTAGGTGGTAATCTTATTGCTGCAAATATTACATCAAATGGTATAGCAAATATTGTTGGTAATGCTAACGTAGGTAACTTAATTTCCGCAGGTATTATTTCAGCAGTTGGTAATGCTAACGTAGGAAATATTGGTGCTACTACGGGCGTATTTACCGTGGTAACAGGATCATTAACTACTAACGCTCAGCCAAATATTACAAGTGTTGGTACACTATCAAGTTTAGTTGTTACAGCAAATGCCAATGTAGGTAACCTAATTACAGGTGGGTTTATCACAGCCAATGGCAACATTACAGGTGGCAATGTAAGTAGCTTAGGTATATTGTCAGTAACGGGTAATGCAAACGTTGGTAATTTAGGATCTAATATTGCTGTTGTATCTACAGGTAATATTAACATTGTTAATGCTAATTCTATTGTTGTATCAACATTAGCTAATGTGGTTGCAACAACACCTGCAACAAGTACAACAAGTGGTGCCCTACAGGTTAATGGCGGTATTAGCACTCAGGGCAATATCTATGCAGGTGGTAATATTGTTGGATCTTTAAACGCTTCATTAACAGGTAATGTATCAGGGCAATATGTAACAGGTAATATTGTTACTGTGAGCGCAACTCCTGCTAGCACTGACCCAGGCATCCCAGGGCAAATCGTCTTTGATTCAGGCAATATTTACGTATGTATTGCTAACGGTGCATGGAAACGAGCTGCTCTAAGCACGTATTAAAAATAAAAAAGCCACCATAAGGTGGCTTATATTATTGTGTGTTAGCTAAAAAATGTCGTGTAATTCGATCATCAATCATTCTTGGTATATCACTCCAAGGCCATTCATTTTCAAATGGGCACACGGTTTTCCATTTTGAATGTTTTTTAAAATAAATTACTTCTTCAATATGTTTACTATTAGATGGATCAAACTTTTGACGCTCACGTACTTGTGAACGTGTTTTACTATTGCTATCCCATGTTGACATGAACTTGATCCTCAATATCAGTAGTTACAGGTTTAAGCATATTAAGAAGTTCTTCGGGAGTCATTTTAATTCTAGGTTTACGATGAGCTTCACGATGTAAACGAGTTTCGATGCTTTCAATCTTTTCTTCAAAAGCAGTAACCCATTGCAAATTACTAATAAAATTAGAACGTGGATCATAAGCAGCAAATTTAAATGCTTCAATTTTTGTCATTGGTTGAGGCAACTCTTGCCACTCTGAAGTAAGTTCTTTTACACTTTTACCCTTACGTAATACATAACCATTTTGTCTTGAGGATTTTATACGTTTAACTATATCTTCACCTACCCTAACACATTCGTATCGTTCACCACTTTCTTCATCCAAGTGTACAGTGATGCCTACAACTTTTTTCAATCGTTCGCTACGCTTGTCTTTCATCATATATCCTTAATCTTGATTATTTGTTTTTACTTGCTTACCAAAAATTTTACTTAACGCAATACTTGCATCATTCACATGATTTACATTGTCTAATATATTAAATTCAGCTAAACTTAATCCATTTTCAATGTTAACCAACAACTCATGATATTTTTCAAGTTGTTCTTGAGTAATATCATTAGGATTACAACTTGTCAACTCATTTTGTAAGTTATTGAGGAAAACACGTAACTCAATAAATTCTTCTGCTGTTTTTGGAAAGTATTCATCCATATTTAAAACCTTTGTAGTAAAGTTAGTGTATAGTAATATTACCACATGGTTAAGGCTTTGTCAAGAATTTTTTTCAGTATGGTAGATAAACGACATTGTACGTCTACTTCCCAAGGCAGTTTACTATATTGTTCATAAGGTAAGCTTTCAGGATCAGCTTTTAAATAAAAGTTTTTTTGCCATATGTGCCACCCATCTTTGGTTATTTCTAATACCCCTGTATATCGTTGATTAATGTGTATTAACTCATGTGTAAGTATTAATGGTATTTGTTTAACAGGTAAATCATAATTCAATACTAAACGGTTAATTTTTTTACGATCAATACCACCATAGGTTGACTTTGCAAGCTTGTACAAACATATATCAATGGTATTAGGTAGTTCTAAAATATCTGTTGCATGAGTACAGATATTTTTTATTATGATTTCGCTTTGAGGTAATGAATTTAAATTTTTATAAAAAAAATTTACTTGCATTAATGAACTGTGTCGTTATAGTTCATATCATAATATTGATCAGTTAGTTCTCTTAACTCCTCAATACTATAACCTATTTCTTTCATTTTACCTATTAAACGAGTGAATAATACAAAAGTGGCGCACCCTGCTATATATTCTTCATCATCACCTTCTGATTCAAAATCATCAAGTTGCGGTATTAATTCTTCGACAACAAACTCATAAGCTACTTCGGTGGAAATGTCAATCAACTTTTGAGATACTTCAATTAATTCTTCTTTGTCTACTTTTTCCATGACCATCTCCTTCTTAATTATTTATTCTAGGATAGGAAGCCATCTCTAGCAATTTATTAAGTAGTATATTCGTAATTAATAGTATCAGTATTTTCACGCAAAACAATAGCTCCATTTTTTAAATGAAACTTACGAGCCATTTCAGTCTTAGGGCTTAAGGTAACAAAACGATTGACTGAGGGAAAATTTTCTTTAATTTGTGGTACAGCTTTACGCAATAAGTTTGCTCCACTACCTGCTTTATAACTCCATATTGTGTAAAACACAGCAGTAGTAGGTTGTGAACTAGTGATATCTAAATCTTTTACTTCAGCAGGTACAAAATCATGAAACGATATACAAACAATTGCTGAAGGTTGTTCATCATCAATTGTAGCGGCAATTATTCTATTTGGTGCTACACGATAAGCAATAGGTATCTCAGGACGAACAGGATCATCCTTTATAAAGCTTAATAAACTATCAGTCATGTCTGTTATAAAACGCATCATAATATCCGTATTTATTAAATAATTTTAAAAGTATACTTTAATACAAAAAAAAATGCAAGTACTATTGCTAGTACTTGCAACATCTCTAAATCAACTTTTTTATTTACAATATGTTGTATCGCTCAACGTTCACAGTGTCAAGCATAATACTTAACGGTGTGAAATCTCTTGCTCCTAAGATAGACTTCATGATAGATGGTGAAAAACCACTTACCAATGCTGTACCTTGTGTATTAAACTTTACAGGAACATTGTCATGTGAGTTTAAATTCCAAAATACAATCTTAGGCACATCATAACCTGCATCAGCATACTTCTTACCAATTGCTTTATATGCGGTATCATCAGCACGTACTGCTTGATTAAACTGCATATCAGAAAGAATCAATAAAAACTTAGGCATATCTGCTTCAGGTACTTTATTGATAAGTGCTACAATTAGAATAGCATCAAATGCTGCCATGAGATTAGTTGACATTGACCAATCAGCACGATTCATTTGATTCATTTTATCAACAATATTACCTTTTAATATTTCAATCTTGGTGTTTGTAGAAAATGTTAAAAACATATCCTTAAACGCACCACGATTTTTGTCAGCACAATATAATCCTAAAGCCACTGCAACATTTAAGCAAGTTAAGTTTTTAGCTCCACCTACAGAGCAACCCATTGACCCACTTACATCAACCATAGGCAACACATTAGCATCACTCATATAGTTAGGTAGTGCATCCCACTGTGCAATGCTCACATCAATAATACCACTTGATAAAGACTTAATTATGTCATGTGGGTATATGGCTGAAGCATTAATTTTAGTGGTTCCGCTAACTAACCCATCACGATACTCTTTGTAGCGATCATGGTCATTACGATCAAATGCTTTTTTGTAAATAGATGCAGCAATTGATGGTACATGTGAGTAATTTATTTTATCCCATTCTTTAGCGCACATATTAGTTTCAACAACTTTAGTTGCATTAACTAATAGCTTACGATATGTTTTAGGTGACAACCCCATAAAATTACGCAACTCTGCGGCAATTTGCCCTTTACGTGGCATCCACTTTGCACATAGTCCATCATTGTTTAATAACGCTTCACGAATTGATGTATAAGCAAAGTTTCTCATGGTGCGTGTTGAAAAAATTAACATATCGTCCCAACGCCCAAAAGTAGGGATATGTGGGATTACACGTACTAACATACTAGGATGGTTTATTTCCATGTATAAAAGTAAGTCACGTACTAATTGACGTTCACCTGCTCCACCACGCACATCACGTGCCCATAGCAAAATTTTTGTAGCAATTTCAGGAGATTCTTGAAACGCTTTTTCAAATAGTGCGCTTATATCTTTACCACGTGATGCTCCAATTTTAAAGAATAAGTCTACAAGAGCATCACCTGTTCCATTAAACGCAGCCATACCATTTGTCGTAGTAGTATCAACTTCAGTTTCTACTGCTGTTTTAAATTCCATTTTAATTTTCCTTTACAGAATGCATTTATTTCAATTTTCAAGTTTGATTTTTTTAGTTGCTGTTAGCATTCAAAAACTAACAGGATGGTCGATACGGTAATTTATTTTCTGCTTGCCCACTACCACAAGGGACTTTGTATCACAAGCCTATCATAGATCTCGCCTATGCCCAAAGTTGGCTTACCCCAACAGGCTGACTGATTACTCAATCTTTAGTCATGTAAAAAAGTTGCTGTATCCATCCTTAATGTGTGTATAGTATATAAAAACTTATTTACTGTCAACACGTTTTTTATCTAAATTTGTTACGTTCATCCATACTTTTCTTCCGTTTTCAGGTTTATACACTTCAACAAACATCGTACCATCAATATTTTTTTGATTGGTAAAATCTTCACAAAGCCATTCTTCCTTAGTTCTGCGATTGATAAGTTTTAATGATTTAGATTTTTTGCTCATGATCCTCTCCAAAAAGGAGAGGATAACCTCTCCTATGCTACTTTACGATGACCTACAATTTCCTTGTAACGGTCAGCCGCAGTTGATGCTGCAAAAGCATGTGGTTTTACCATAGGTATAACATTACATGTACCACGAATATAACCTACTGCTTCTTGTATTGCAATACTGCTGTTATGTTTTTCATCAGGATTAATATCCAAATGTACCTCAATATCAAATTCAACATAAGGTGCAAGTTTTAGATATAAATCCGCAACCTTGTATGCTTCATTAACTAAACGCATACGTGGCTTATTTGCTTTTTGGTCGAAGTCACGTTCACGTTGTACTGCGCCAAAAATTTTACATCCATGTTTACCATCAATATGTACTACTACTGCTAAAATATAGTCAGCGTACCAAACATTATCTATCCTCATACGCTCACTATCGCAACCGATGTATAGTTTAGTGTTAGGGCCACATTTCTGAAGGAATTCTAGTACTTCTAAAACATCGATTTCTTTTTTCATGTTTCACCTCAATTTATGTTTTTTTACTCTAGATTTAATTTTCATAAGGTATTTTTTATCAATAATACCTTCTTCAATTTCACGTAATGCTTGAGATGTTTTTGTCTCATTTTTACGACTAAAAACAGCACGATTTAATCGTACTGATTCACGTGCTGAAATTTCATCTGCTGCTTTGCGCTCTGCACTTAATTCACGTACACGTTGGGCAGCAATTAACGTAGCCTCAAACAAATTACCTGTTTTACTATATATTTTTTGTATATCTGTGTTCATATTACCTTTTCTTATAGTTTGGAGCGGATGGTGGGAGTCGAACCCATCTATTGAGGTTTGGAAGACCGCCGTGTAACCACAAACACTTCACCCGCATATTTGGTAGCGGGAGATGGAATTGCACCACCGATCTTCAGCTTATGAGACTGACGAGTTTCTACTTCTCTATCCCGCAATTGTACTTTTATTTAGTTGGTGCGAATGGTCGGAGTCGAACCGACATGCCCCTTTCGGAAGCGAGGGATTTTAAGTCCCTTGTGTCTACCTATTTCACCACACTCGCATTACTTTACTACTTATAATTTAATTTTAACCTACTTCAATTTCTGTGTTTACCATAGCATTTTTAGCTTGTCTAAGAACACCAATTAAAGTTTCTACATCACCATCAATAAATGCAATATCTGCATCTTCAGTCAATAATTTAACAGCTACATATTGATTGGTGCAGTAATTTTGTAAGACAAAAATCGCACGTTTAATATCTTTTTGTGCATCAAACATATCATCAGGATCATTTCCAACCATGTGCATCACGTTAACAATCATACTTCTTGCAATTTGCTCAGGGTTACACCCTTCATAAATCATTGAAGTTTCAATTGCGTCACATAATGCTTTAATAGTCATTCCATAGGTTTTAATCTCAGCTTTTTCCGTAACAGTTAAAGTTGTATACATTTCAGAAGTTGGCTTCATTAATTTCTCCTTTTTGACAATAAAGTAATCATAACAAAAACTTAATATCTTGTCAAACATTGTTGTCTCACTTTTACAAAATTTCTTTCTTTAACGTATTCCACTCAGTAAATTGTAAGTATTCATTCTGCAAGTTTTCAATTTGTTTAAGAATTTGTTTACCTTTAAATTCTCTCCATTCAGATACTATAGTTTGAGTCTTTTCAGTGTTACTTACATCAGCTACAAAGCCATCTATGCTTTCATACTTTACTGCCTTTTTAATCCATGCATAATCAACTACCATGCTTTTTGAGTAATCAAAGCCCCAATGATCACTATCTACTTCAATACGAGCGTTAATTTCATCCTTGCGGGTAAAACTGTCAAAACCACCTAAACAACTCAATACCGTGTACTTGTCATTATTGATATCAACAATAATAAAGTACGGACTAAACAGTTCGTGCCAATAATCCCCTATTCGGGGATTGGCAAATGCTTTTTGATTTGCTTCTAAATATCTATCTACAATTTTCATTAATTAGTACTCACTTGGAACCATAATAACATAACGATTGCGACCTTGAACTTCAGTTAATACTGCATACAGTTTGCAAGTATCGTAGGGGAAATCTGTGTACTCAATACGCTTGGTAAAGCTTAGGTCATTACCATCACTAAAAGTAATCGTAGCACTACCTGTACGTGTTTTCTTTAAGGTAACGACAACAAACGTGCTGAAGTTAATTTTTTTAGCATTACGTGCATTGCGTAGCGCAAAAGTAATTTCATCCATCAACCAAAATGCACCGCAATTTTCTGCAACGTGCATAGCACCGTCAGTGAGCAAATCACCAAGAAACAATTTGTGATAGGAAGTGGTTCCGATGAATTCGCTAGTATCAAGAGCAGTAGTCATTTCAGTTCCTTATTAATCAGTACAGAAACAATTATATATAAATTAGGATAGCTTGTCAATAGGTTATTGAAACTCTAGCATATTTGCAACATCGTCACCGTAAAGGTAACTTAAAGTTTTCCAAACTGAATCCGTTACTGAGTTATACTCACGATAATTAACGTAGAAGTTTTTGAAAAAATTATCATCACCACGAGCTTCAGCATATCGCTCTGCTCGCTGTAAAAAATCAAAGGCTGATACTGAGCGTGAGTCCATCTTATACTCCTAGTATGGCTTAACATTGCACAAATGCAACGGATCTTTGTTAGGTTCATTTACCCATATCGCACACTCAAAACCAAGTGCTTTCGCTTGGGCAATTGCTTCATCAGCAGTAGGAAACGTACCCTTGTTGATACCGAAATTAATCATGTGAACAGTATAGGTTGTCATTTCTGCACTCCTTATTAACTCAACAGAATCTATTGTAAATCAATTAGGATAAATTGTCAACTACTTTATTCAAACCTACAATCAGCTTGTCTTTCATTTATAAACTTCCAATATTTTTTAAGTTCTTTTTTAGCTTTAGCTACTGTTTTTGCTTTTGTAAGAACTTCAATATAATCTTCCTCACTATAGGTTTCAACTACCCAATGACCACCTGCTTCGTAATGATCTAGCGCAAACTGCTCAAGTTCTTTAATCTGTTCTTCCATGTCAACCTCGCTTAAATCGTAAAAGTAACTTTGCGGCGTGATGCAATATAAACATTGCAAGCTACCACCACTTGATTAGAATACAGTGTATGACCGTGTTTTTGTATATCATCAATAACGTCTAGCATACCTTTACCTAAAAAGTCACATTCTTTATGTAGGATTTTAATTGCAGTAGAGATTTCCATCTGTTACTCCGTATTAAACAAAGTAAAAGGTAAAACCGTAAGAACCGTCTTTTCCAAGCTTAGCTTTTAGATTTAATTCAGTGGTCAACTTCTTAAAAATTTTTTTGGCTTGATATGGAGTACAAATTACAGACAAAACTCCACTTGAGTAAAAAAAGCAATCATCCGTTATTTCAGAAACCTTTTTTAACACGGTTTTTTCAAAGTCCATTTAAAACTCCTTGTTGTTTACTATAGAAGAATTATATATCTAAATAAATTTCTTGTCAATTAGGCAGGAACACAAAACCAACCTTCACGCTCGATCTTGCGTTTAGCATTAATCATAGTTTGACGAAGTTTCGTAACTTCTTTAGTATGTGGAGCACTGATACCACCCAATGCTTTTAGTTTAAGCAGAGCAGCATCACGCTTTTTATAAGTTGGCACAGCATCAATTGGAACAAGAAAATTTCTGTTAAACATTGGGCTAGTGTAAAGAACTTTTTCCATCATTTGCTCCGTTTTGTTTACCATTTAAGTATTGTATATCTAAATTAATTTCTTGTCAAGCAATATTTACTGCTTCATCAATCCAATGTAGGCGTTTTTGAATTTCTTCTTGTTGTTTAAAATCATCAGAATTAGTCTCATCAAGACTATCGTACATTTCCATAAGAACCATACGCTCTTCCATCATGTTACCAACATCAGCACCAACGTATGGATTTGTTGTTTTTTTGACAAAAGTGGTTGGTTCTTTCCAAGAAATTTTGTTGAAGAACCAATCGGGCACAGTGACTTTTACAGCGTAGTCAGGTCCGATAAACTTGACTGAAGCAATAGAAGTAGGAATCCATGCTTCCTTGTTGGTACGGGTATCAAGGAATAAGATTGCTTTGGCAGTCTTGGCTTTTGAGGTACCAACTAGTGAGTAGAGAGCTACGGTTTTCATGATTAGTTCCTTATTAACTCAACAGAATCAATTGTATATTAATTAGGATATGTTGTCAAGCTATTCTTCAGAAAACAATTCACTTAATTCTGCAGGTGTTGCACCTGTCAACAAAAACTCACGCTCATCAGCACTGAGGTTAGGGAAAGCGTGTTGTATTAATGCGTCACTATTCACCCAATCAGTAATCATAGCTTCAGTAATAGGCAGGTCCATAGTATTAACACACCCTGTAATCAAACTAGTCCGAGAAATCAACGTCATATCAAATCTCCTAAATCAATTACCACCATCCAATTATAAGACAGTCATACATTCATGTCAAGTGCGTTGTCATGATGACAATGTAGGTTGGCAACAACCCCTACATAATAGGGGCGTTGCCATTGCGAAAACCAACCGTACCCCCTTCATTGTTGATGCGTTTAATCACATCCTCAAATAAGATAGGGGCAAAGTCAGTTTGTTCTACGCAAACACAATGATATCTAACATCTACGATAGGTGAAGAACTTGCATGTTTGGTAATCATAACACGGTTCGCATGCGTATGACCGTGTATGTTGGTACCAAAACGTGCAATACTATCTTCATGAATAGGAACGTGACTTAGAATCATGCCATTCATAACATGGTATCCACGAATATCTCTAAAATGCTCTAAGTAATCTTGTAATTTAAAAATATCATGGTTACCACGTATAAGCACCTTATCGCCATTTAGTCTGCGTAGGATATTTAAGGCTTTTCTTTTGATTGCAACATCGCCCAAGTGATATATTTTATCTTTAGGTCTAACACGTTCATTCCATGCTTTGACCATAAACTCATCCATTTCTTCAGCACTGCTAAACGGTCTAAGTGGTGACCCATCTTCACGTTTAAAAACAGTGCAAGTTTTTTCGTGACCGAAATGTGTGTCACTTACTAGCCAAACTGCAGGCATTTTTTACTCCTTATGATTTGGTACCTCCGACAAGAATTGAACTTGTAATGGTCGATTATCAATCGACTGTTATACCATTTAACTACAGAGGTTTTAAATATATTCACCATTTAATTGTTCATGAGAGATTTGAACTCACGACCTACACTTTAAATTTGGTGCTTGGGGACAGACTCGAACTGTCATCGTCCTCCGTGTAAAGGAGACGTATTACCTCTCTACGCACCCAAGCCTTTATAGTCTCTCAAATCTAACCACCCTATAAACATTATATATCAACAATTGTATTACACTAAATATTTTAATGAATCCTTATGAAATACTTGGTGTGGAAACAACTGCAACAACTGAAGATATTAAAGCAAAATATAAACAACTTGCAAACATACATCACCCTGATAAAGGTGGTGATGAAGAAACATTTAAAACTATAAATTTAGCTTATACAATATTGTCTGATCCTATTAAACGTCAAAATTTTGACAATCAAGGTATATTTTTTACTGATCTTTCTATGTACAGTGAAGCAAAAGATGTAATTCTAAAACTTTTCAATGAAAAAATTCATTCTCATGATCCTGACCATCAAGACTTAATAATGTTAATGAGAGTAGAACTTGTTAATAAAAAACGAACTTTAGAAAATCAGCTAGAGCAATGTAACAATATAATTAAAAAAATGAATAAGGTTAAGAATAAGTTAAGACTAAAGAAAAAGACTGAAAATATAATTGAAGATTTTGTTGATAGTGGTTTAAAAAACTGTAAACACGATTTAATCGTATTTGCTCGTGGTATACAAATTTATGACTATGTATTAGTCATACTTGACAACTATCATTACAGTGACTTTGATTGGGCAGAAATGCTTAGCGATCAACATGATATGGTAGGGGCAGAGGGGTTCGAACCCACGACCTAATGGTTAAAAGCCATTTGCTCTACCTACTGAGCTATACCCCCATTATCTTTCGCACCTTGTCACTGTCCATGAGGACTCTCCTTTAAAAAACTTGTGTCAAATGTATCAGGGTCATCAACAAGTTGATTAGCATCAACTTCAACCCACTTACCATCAATTTTTACTTCTATCTTTACTTTCTTTAACTCACGCTCTAAAGCACGTTCAGCTTCAATATATTCACCTGTACGTTTCATATACTCTAAATGAACCCACTTTTTAAACTTATCAGTATTTGCCATTTTTTCAAAAGCAGTTTTACGATTATCTAACTGACTGCGACTTGACTCACTATAACCATGTGCACCACTTGGTCGATGAGTACAATGTACTGCTGAACTAGTTTTATTACGTTTTTGTCCACCTGCTCCTGTACCTTTGGTATACGACCAATCACAATCTTTGGCGGTAATACTAAAAAACGGATCTTTTGTTTGTTTCATACTTTGTCCTATATTGTTGGCGGTCCCAATGGGAATTGAACCCATCTCTGAGCAGTGACAGTGCTCTATCCTAACCAATAGACGATGGAACCAAAATTTGGGGTGACTGATGAGAGTCGAACTCACACTGTACAGAATCACAATCTGCGGCACTACCATTATGCTACAGTCACCATTGGTGGTAATGATAGGAGTCGAACCTATACAACGCAGCGTATGAAGCTGTTGCACTACCATTATGCTACATTACCTAAATATATTTGTAAAGGAATAACATTATGCAATTATCTAAAAACTTTTCCTTGACTGAATTATACAAAAGTACAACTGCTATTAGAAATAATATCAATAATGAACCTACATCTGACATTATAGCAAATCTTGAGCTATTATGTGTCAACGTTTTACAACCAATTAGAGATTTTTTTAAATATCCTGTAAAAATCAACAGCGGATATCGCTGCGTAAAATTAAATCAACTAGTTGGTGGTAAGCCTAATAGTGAACATAGTTTAGGAATGGCAGCAGATATTGAGATTAACGGTGTATCAAATTATGATTTAGCATTGTATATTAAAGATAACTTACAATATACACAGTTAATACTAGAATTTTATACAATGGGCGATCCAAATAGTGGATGGGTTCATGTAAGTTATAATGTAAATGATTTAAAAAAAGAAAATTATACTGCAGTAAACTCAAGTGGTAAGGTTTATTACTTACGTGGCTTAAACCCTTAGACAGTCAAACTAACATTAAAAGTAAAACTATTACGTTTGCCTTTAAAGTAAGGCACTCTATGTGGTAAAGCTGATGAGAATATTACAAGTCTGCCACCTTGTTTTTCAAAATTATAATTTGCGTTTTGTGTTAATAAGGGACTTGAAGTACTACCGTAAAATGGACTTAATTGAATAACACTACCGTCTTTTTCATTATAATTCCCATCATAATAATACACACCTGACAACACATTTTTTCCAACTCCGTTATGACTTGATGTATGAATATGCCAATCTTGCATACCACCTTTAACAAAACTATTAAACCAAGATTCTGAAACATATACAGGATTTTGAAAGTTTAAATAATTTAAAAAAGAACTAATATGCTCAGTTAAAAAATTCTGCAAATGTTGTAAATTTAATTCAAGTGCAATGTTTCTGCATTGTACAAAAGTTGTAGTAACTAAATCTCCCCATGTGTGCGTATTACTTAGTTTTTTTATAATTTTTTGATGATTTTGGATTTCTGATTTTATAGTATTAAAAGTATTCTCATCAGCATCATGAATATAAACAGGTATTGGTAGAATATGTTCTATAGAAGCCATAATTATTTGATATGGAGCGGGTAGCGAGAATCGAACTCGCAAATTTTCCTTGGCAAGGAAACAGGTTACCTTTACATCATACCCGCATTGTCAACTTATTTATAAACCGTATTCAGTTAATTAATAAATCTTGTTACAATTTGATTTATTGCTCTCCATGCGGTTTACGCTTCCTATAATGGTCTTCTAAAATTTCAATGGTGGATCTATTCATGTAACGCACACGATCCATTCTATTTTCACTTGGTGTACCCCAATATAAATGTTTTGGATTACTACATTTACCATTGTTACATGCATGACATACTAATATCATATGACCATTTGGTATAGTAGTTTCTAGTAAATGAGCTAATAACCCTTTACAGTAGGTGCTTCCGCCTCCACGTTCAAGACAATAATCATCTAAATCAAGATGTTCTTGGCGTATTTTTTTGGGTAACTTTATATAATCATATATATTTTTCACTATAATATTTATAGTGGCGATTTGGATAAATAAAATTATGAAATACAATGAAATCATCCAAGAAGCACGTTTATCAGACTTTCCTTATACAGATGAACCTGATAAAACTACCGTTCAATTACGTAGTCATCAAAGCCAAATTTACACTAATTTAGCTAAGAAGGTTAAACGTATTAATGAGCTTAAAGTTGAATTAAAAGAACTTGAGGATGAGGTTAAAAAATCTACACGTGAGAATGTTGCCGATCTTTTTGCTGTTGAAGATGCGGTAAAAACTCGTGTTATTGATACTATATCATTTATAGTAACATTATCAAAAGATCCTAAAGTGACAGTTGCGCCAAAATATAAGGATATTTTAGAAGTATTGGAAAAACAACTAACTCCTGAACTAATTTCTGTATTAGAGGGTTTAAAGAAGACTATGGTAACTGTAACACAAAAAGCACCCTCACTGAAAATTGAACCGAAAGACAAGTCACAACTTAGTGAGGGTAAAATATCCAACTACATTGATAAACTAAAAAGTTGGGTTAGCAGTTGGGGCGCAAAATACGATGCTAAACTTGATCAATTAAAAAGTATGGCAGGTATGTAATGCCCACTGCATATTACTGAGGGTTTACTACTTAAAATTTTTCTATGGGACACTTTTTGGTAAGGTCTTCATAGACAGATTTAGCATAATTCATTGGGCTTAGTTGCTTACAAAAAGTAGCACTATAGTGTTCACATTGCTTACAAACATTCCAACGTTCTTGTACCTCTTTTGACATTATAAAATCTAAAGCTTGATTATGAGTTGACATAAAAATCTCCTAACTAAAAAAAATATTTATATCATATTTATCAAAATGGTGCCCATGGAGGGATTCGAACCCCCACGCTAGGCACTTGCTCCTAAGGCAAGCGTGTCTACCAATTTCACCACATGGGCTTTAACTTTTTTGTTTAAATTTTCCTACCTCTGTTCCAACCTTTAGGAATAGATTCATTTTTACATATCTTTTTGTTAACTTCGCCATTTGTAATCCACATTGTATTGTACTGAGAATTTTTTTCTCCTATCTGATTAATTGAATTTTTTTCACCGATTATTTTTTTAGTTTGTTCAGAATGTTTTTTACCATAAAATGTACCTAGAGGATTTTTTTCATGCGATATTTTACTAGCATTTAGTGCATTATTTTTTATTTTCTGAGCAAAATTACTATCAGTATGTAATTTTTCAATATATCTTTTTAAAGTTGTTTCTATTGGCATCAATGAATTTAATCGTTTTTCTGTAAGAAAGATATTAGGATTTTCATTAATATAATCAAAACCACCATAACCACCTTTTCTTAAATTATAGGTATTTTCATTAATTAAAAAATCTTCATTTACAATTTCTGATTCTTTTTTATACATAAGTTCAGGTGTATCAAAAATATGCAAAATTTCTTTTTCAAAATTTTCTAAGCCATAC